CGGCTCGTCGTGGTGTGTGTATCCACCACGACAGTTTTTCCAATCACGTATTACGACGCCGGCTGTAAGTGACTTAGCGCGGCTCGTCGTGGTGTGTGTATCCACCACGACAGTTTTTCCAATTACACACCACGACGGTTTTTCTTTGTATCCCTCACGCTAGAGTTTCCAATCACACCCTACGACGTTAATTCTTTGGGCCACCGTGTCCCAAACACACACCACGACGCGCGCGCGTTGGCTTGTGACTACTGTGCCTCAAGCTCCACGATGAGAATTCTTTGGGCCACCGTGTCTCAAACCATCACGAGCGTGGGCTGCGTTACGGTTAATGAAATTCGACACGCAAAAGAAAACCCACACTTTCGCGCGGGCTTTCTTTATCTCTTTTGTCACGTTCGCCAAACGCCCAAGGGCGCTCAGCGTCAGGCGGTCAACGCCTTGGTTCCGGCGATAAAGCCCTCAATGACGTGGCGCGCGTCGAATGTCAAAACCTTGGCGTTTTCGTTTTCAAAGCGTGAGAGCATGGCCGCGAGCTGGCCCATGAACGCGATGACACTGGCATTGTCAGCACATTTCTCAATGCGCACGTTATCAGCGTTGAGCGCGACTTTCGCATCTTTGGTAACCGGCGCGTCAACAGGCGCTTTCACGTGGCGCGCGCCGCCGCGCTTGTCAGGATTGACGATTTCAGCCTGCGAAGCAAGCCTATTCCAATGCTTTTCGGCGGCCCGAACCGTGTCATGTTGTGCTTTCGTGCGATAGCCCGCGACTCCTACTTTCTTGTCAGTGAAGGGCTTGAGGCCAATGATGCTAGCAGCCTCATCCTGCTTAATGCCAGTAGCAGCGCAAAGCCGGCCTTCGACATAAGCGCCACGCGAGTTCGCCCAAACGATAATATAAGCAGCCTCATCGAGATCGGCAAGCGCATTGGTGATGAGAGCGATGGTAGCAGCACGCGCCACTTCGAAGCGCACGAACGATGCGCCTTCCGTCTTAGCGGCGGAGAAAACGCGAGCGGCGAGATTGTCAGTGAGAACGGCCATGATAAACCCCTGTTAGTTAGGTGACGTTATGTTTGGGCCATCATGGCCCAAAGCCCACTAGGGCAGGTCAGCACCGCGCTAACCCCTCAACTATCCCTATAGTCGCATAGATCGCAGGCAATGTCAACAGTCGTTATGTTTGGGCCATCATGGCCCAAAGGCAATTCAAAGATTGCTTTTTCGGGGAGGCAAAGGGGCGGAGGGGGGTTTGGGGAGGGGCTAGGCTCGGGCATTGCCCGTCACATATATAAAATACCTACTTTTTTCAAGATACATCGTACACGTTAGTACCCTTCAATTATACCCCATCCTCGTGGCTTGCTCGTGCTCGGCCTCAGCCTCAGGCCTGCGCTCTTGCGCGCGTCACCGAACATCACCGAGCCATAACGCCCAAGGGCGTTTGGCGAGCGTGACAAAAGAGAAAGAGAAAAAATTTTGTGTGCAAAATCAACACCATATCCACCATCCTAGTGTGGCACATATCTTGCAATCGCGCGTGGGCGCGCAGGCGTATAAAGAAAGACACCCACACCCTTGACCTGCACACCCGTGGAGGTTACCATGCTCGCACAACATTGGGGAATGTTGAGGCTGATCTCTGTGGACATGGGGAGAAAGCAACCAAGGGCGGTCCTGCCATCGGGGCCGCCCTTGTGTTTTTGCAGGATCAAAGTTACTGTGGAGGCACCCAAACATCACCGAGCCACACCGCCCAAGGGCGGTTGGCGAACGTGACCAAAGAGAGCGCTGAGCGATGGACACCGACTTCGACCCTGCCGGCCTCGGCTGGCCACCCACACTCCCGCTGGAGATTGCCATGGCTGAGATGCCGGTGCGCGAGATATGCGAGAGCTATGGCCTGACCCGTGACGACTGGAAGCGGTTGAAGACCGACGAGAAGTTCATCGCCCAAGTGGAGCGTTACCGCGAAGAGCTTATGAAGGACGGCGTGTCCTTCCAGATGAAGGCTCGGCTACAGGCTGAGGTGCTCCTCAAAGAAAGCTGGCGCATGATCCACGCAACGGATGCGCAGGTGCCACCGGCGGTCAAGGCCGACCTCATCAAGAGCACCATGAAGTGGGCGGGTGTGGATCAGAGCGCCAAGGCGGCTGCGATGGTGCAGGCCCCGGCCCTGCTGATTAACATCCAGTTCGCGGGCAAGCCGCCGAGCTTCGCCCCGACCATTGAGGCCAAGGCCATAGAGGCCTAATGTCACTCCACCCGCGCGTCACTCCACCCACGCGTCACTCCACCCGCGCGTCACTCCACCCGCGCGTCACTCCACCCGCGCGAGACCAACGCCTTGAAGGCGTTGTCGAGCAAGGGGAATAAAAGAGAGAGAATAAAAATGACCTCAATCATTGACTATAAGCCACCGCCGACGATTGAGCAGTTCATCGTGGATTACACGCCGGGCGCGCTGTTCTACGACTGGGTGGTTGGCCCCGTAGGGTCCGGCAAGACCACCGGGCTGTTCTTCAAGCTGGTGTATCTAGCCAGTCTCCAGTCACCCTCCCGCGATGGCGTCAGACGCTCACGCGCGGTGATCGTGCGTAACACCATGCCTCAGCTCAAGGACACCACCATCGTGTCGTGGAGCTACTGGTTCAAGGAGGGCGAGGCTGGTGAGTGGAACTTGACGGATAGGACGTTCACGCTCCGGTTCGGCGACGTGGAGTGCGTGGTGCTGTTCCGCCCGCTCGATACGCCGGATGACGTGCAGCGCGTGCTGTCACTGGAGGTGAGCTTCGCCATCATCGATGAGTTCGTGCAGATCAGGAAAGAGATTGTCGAAGCGCTGTCGGCGCGTCTCGGTCGTTACAAGCTCCCTGACGGCACCAAGCCCACCATCTGGGGCATGTGGGGTTCGTCCAACCCCTCGACGGAAGATAACTGGTGGTACGACTACCTGAATGACCCTGACACCTGCGAGACCATCGACCTAACGCGTGACGACCCGGATGTCCTGCGGGCTAGGCGTGTCATGTCCGACGATACACGCAACGTGCGCTACTTTATCCAGCCGTCCGGTCAACGCCCGGAGGCTGAGAACCTTGAGAACCTGCCGGGTGGGCGGGAGTATTATACGAACCAGATGAAGGGCAAGAGCGAGACGTGGATCAAGCAGTTCGTGGACGCTGAGTGGGGTTACAGCGTCAGTGGCAAGCCGGTGGTCAACACGTTCAAGCCGGAGCTGCATATCGCCAAGAAGCGCCTCGTCTATAATCCCCTGCTCCCGCTGATCGCTGGTGTGGACCCCGGCCTTGCTGGCTCGGCGTTCATATTTGGGCAGCAGGACTTGCATGGACGGCTCAACGTGCTGGGGGAGTGCGTGCAGTCGGGCTATGGCGCGGAGCGGCTTGTGGCTGAGGTGCTTAAGCCCTACACGCGGCGGCGGTTCCCGCAGGCCAACCTGATCCTCGCGCCTGATCCGGCGGCGGCGAACCGCTCGCAGAACGACGAGAAGCAGGTGGTGCAGACACTCAGGAAGCACTACCCGGTGAGCATCGAGAGCAACAACCGCTTGCCGCTGCGCTTGAACGCCATCGAGCACTTCACAACGAGGCTGGTGGATAGCGGCGCTGCCTTCCAGATCGACCCGTGGGAGTGCCCCATCACGGTGCGGGCGCTCAAGGGTGGTTGGCGGTGGGAGATCAACGAGAAGAAGAGTATGATCTCCGGCGATGCCCCGGAGAAGAACGCCTATAGCCATCCCGGTGATGCCCTTGGCTATCTGTGCCGATACTTCCACAAGCAGACAGAACGTGAGTTGCGGTATGGTCCGCAGTCGGCTATATTTCGGCCACCGAGCTTCAAAAACCAGTACACATATCGCTGAGGAGGCCACATGGGTGTGCACGAAGCCTTCCACCGCGGTATCGAGACGTTGCGGAAGGCGGGTATGTTGCCCCCACCGCCACCCAATGCTTATGGGCTGAATGGCGTCAGCACCCCGATGGACGAGGAGATCACGGTGCGAGCGCTCATGCAGAAGCACCTCGGTATGGTTGAGAAGGGCCGTGGGACTGCTGGTGATGCGCAGGTTGATGCTGGCACGTTTCGGTTGGCCAACCACACTGACCAGCTTGACGCGCTGGAGGCAGCGGCTGCTAACTATCTCGCGAAACAACGCCCCGGTGGGCCTCGATAAGGAACTACAAGATGGTCCGAGCTATTGCCCCGGTGGATATTGCCACTCTGACGCCGCCGAACGTGCCGGTCAAGACACCCAAGGATGCGCCGGTCAAGGTCATCCATGGGCGTGACCTCAAGCGTGTCGGTGACAAGTTCAACGACCTGTTCACGCAGTACAAGAGCGACAGGCGTCTCGCGGAGCTACGCTGGCTGCGTAATCAGCGGCAGTATCTGGGGCTCTATGACCCGGAGATTGACAAGGAGATGTCGCCCAACCGCTCGCGGGCGTATCCGCGTATCACGCGTGTTAAGTGTATCAGCGTCCTCTCCCGTCTTATGAACCTCATGTTCCAAGGCACCGAGGAAAACTGGACCATCGCGCCGAGCCCGGTTCCCAACTTCAAGGTTGCCGACGTTGAGGAAGCTATCACCTCCGCGCAGCAAGAAGATCAGGCCGCAGGGGTTCAGAGCACGCTGAGTATCGAGTATGTCAACACCGCGATGCAGCGGCTCGCGCGCAAGCGTGCGGATGAGCTTATCGACACGATCAAGGATCAGCTCCAAGAGATTGGCGGCAATCAATCGTCGGATTACGTGGCGCTCAACCGGAAGGCTGTGCAGTCCGGCATCATCTACGGCGTCGGCGTCCTGCGGGGGCCGTATGCCGTGTCGTTCAAGCAGGTGGACGTGTCTCTGGAGCCCATGACGAATAAGCCGGTGGTGACCGAGCGCACGCGGTATAAGCCGCTGTTCGAGTTCCTGCCGGTGTGGGACTTCTATCCCGACATGAGCGCCAAGACGCTGGAGGGCATGGACGGCTACTTCACACGCACCGCTATGTCCAAGGCGCAGGTGCGCGCATTGGCTGATCGTGAGGACTTCTTCGCGGACCAGATCAAGGACTATCTCAGGACGAATACGGTGGGCAACTACCGCCCCACAGAGTATGAGACCGAGCTTCGCACCATGGGCGTTCGGACCAACGTCAATGAGATGAAGATCGAGACCATGAAATACGAGATCGTCACATGGCACGGCATGGTGTCCGGCGACTTCTTGCGCATGTGTGGGGTGGATGTCGATGACGACAAGTTGACCGATGACCTTGAGGCCGAGATTTGGATGATCGCCGGCAACGTCATCAAGGCCGATCTCAATACGTGGCGCAAGCTCGACATGCAGGTCAAGACGCTCCACACGTTCCTGTTCGATGAGGACGATACGTCTCCGCTGGGTCAGGGGCTCCCCAACATTGTGCGCGACAGTCAGATGGCCATCAGCGCGGCGACCCGCATGTTGCTGGACAATGCGTCAGTGATCTGCGGGCCGAACCTCGAACTGAACACCGATCTGCTGCGCGGCGATCAGGATTTGGCGTCCACGACCGCATACAAGATGTGGTATCGCGAGGGCACCGGCCCCGATGCGCAGTTTCCGGCTGTCCGCAACGTCGAGATCAACGGTCATCTGGACGAGCTGCTCAAGGTGATCGAGCTGTTCATGAAATTTGCCGATCAGGAGACCTTCGTGGGGCCTGCGACCGGCGGCGACATGGCGCAGTCACCCTCCGAACCCATGCGCACGGCGGCTGGAGCCTCCATGCTGCGTGGGGATGCTGCGCTGCCGTTCAAAGACATTGTGCGGCAGTTCGACCGGCTCACCCAGAGCCTGATCCAGAGCCTTGTGTGCTTCAACCGGGCGTTCAACCCCGACAAGGCCCACGAGGGTGACTATAATATCATCGCGCGTGGCGCGACTTCGCTCATTGCGAAGGAGGTTCGTGGTATGCAGGTTGACCAGCTTGCGCAGACCCTGACGCCGGAGGAGAAGGATCACGTCGATATGCGTGCGCTTGTCCGGCAACGGATGTTGACGCGGGACTTGGCCGACCTCTTGTTGCCCGAAGACGAGGTTGCGCGTAATCAAGCGCAGCGTTCGCAGCAGCAGGACCAGCAGCAGCAGCTCGCAACCGCTGCGCAGCAGGCCCAGACCCGCAAGTTGCTGGCCGATGCGTACAAGAACATCGCGGCTGGCAACAAGAATAACGTCGCGGCGGACGCTCACCAGATCGAGACCGCGCTTAATTTGATGGTGCAGGGGGTGCAAGGTGGTGGACAAGCTCAACAAGGAGCAGTTGACGGAGCTGCTGGACCGGATCAGCAACCTCAAGGGGACGCCGGTCCACTCGGACCTGATCCGACTGCTCAATTACCGGCTGGACAAGTCCAAGGATGAGCTGGTAAATTCAGCCCCGGAAGACTTTCTGGTTCGACAAGGCAAGGCCCGCGCTTATAACGAGATGATTGCGGACCTACAACGGGTGCCCCTCAAACAAGGTGAGACGAGAAAATGACCACACAGGCGCTGGAGACCACTGTGACCAAGGCCGAAGAGCCGGTCGATACGTTCGCGGAAGCGTTCAAGCTCGCAACGCAGGATGATGCGCCGGACGCCGATAACGTTCAGCTTGAGATCGCAAAGGCGGCGGTCGAGGAGCCCGCGCCGCCCGAGCAAACTAACTTTGATCCGGTGATCAAGGAGCCCGTGGTGGCTGTCGAGGAGCCCAAGGCCCCGGCGGTCGAGGAGCCCAAGGCCCCGGTGGTCGAGGAACCCAAGGCCCCGGCGGTCGATGACGGCTTGATGAACCGCTTTGTCGAGGCGCTGACCCAGAAGGTTGCCGCTCCGGCCCCGCAGCAGACCCAGCAGCAGGCCCCGGCGCTGTTTACGGACGTGGAAGCCAAGCTGCTGCAAGATTATGAGGCGGATTTTCCCGAAGTCGCGCGTGCTGAGGCCCTGCGGCGGCGTGCGGAGAACCAAGTGCTCGTGCAGCATATCTTTTCGCAGGTTGCGCAGGCGTTGCGCCCCATTCAGGAGGCGCTCGGCGGTGTTGTCGAGACGACCCACGTCGAAAATCTGCACAAGGCGGTGCCGGACTACGACGATGTGCGCGATAAGGTCGTAAATTGGGTCGGAACGCAGCCGGCCTACTTGCGTGCTGCGTATGAGCATGTTATCCAAGAAGGCACGGTCGATGAGGTCGCTGATCTCATCACCCGCTACCGGACGGCGACAGGCGCGGCACCCGCTGCGGCGGCCCCTGTGGCGGTAATGGCCAAGAAAGATGTCGAGCTGCCTGACACAGCCAAACGAGCGGCTGCTGCGCTGGCCCCAGTCGCATCAAAACGCACGGCGGTCGTGCGAGGATCGGACCCCACTGACTTCGATGGGGCGTTCTCGCAGTTCGCCAAAGAGCTTTGATCCTGATAAGAGGAGCCACGCATGTCTCAGATCACGTCTTATGGTGACATCTCGCCCGCAGTCGCCGCCTACGCGGTGGTGCGTCTGCTCAAGCGCGCGATGCCCTATCTCCACATTGAGAAGTTCGGCCAGACCTACCCCCTGCCGACCAACTCCACGCAGACCGCCAAGTTCCGCCGTTACTTCCTGCAAGGCGCGGGTGGTTCGGCTGGTACGAACACCAACGGTTCCGCGTTCTATATCCCGCTGGCCACCACGCCCCTTATCGAAGGCGTGACGCCCAACGGTTCGACCCTCGCCAATCAGGACTATACGGTGCAGCTCGCGCAGTATGGCGACTTCGTGACCATCACCGACGTGATCGAAGACACCCATACCGATCCGATCCTCCAGCAGACGACCGACATTCTCGGCGAGCAGGCGGCGGTCACCGTCGAGACCCTGCGCTTCAACGTCCTCAAGGCGGGTCTGAACGTCTTCTTGGCCGGCAAGGTGGCTGGGCGTGCCCTCGTCGCCACCGCGATTACCCTCGCTGACCAGCGTGCGGTGACCACGGCTCTGAACCGTCAGAACGCCAAGAAGATCACGCAGGTTGTCGGCTCCACGGCGGACTTCAATACGAAGTCGGTCGAAGCGTCCTACATGGCCATCGTGCATCCCGACGTGGAAACCGATCTCCGCAGCATCGCCGGCTTCAAGGTCGTCGCCGACTACGGCCCGCACACCACGCCGTTCGAGGGCGAGATCGGCTCTCTGGAGCAGGTCCGCTATCTGACCTCCACCGTGTTTACCCCGTGGGCCGATGCCGGCGCTGCCGTCTCCAGCGCGGCGTTCCGCTCGACCTCCGGCATCAACGCCGACGTGTATCCGATCCTCGTCTTCGGTCGCGATGCCTTCGGCATTGTCCCGCTGAAAGGCAAGTCGGCCATGACGCCCATGGTGGTCAACCCGAAGCCCGTCTCCGGCGATCCGCTGGGCCAGCGTGGAACTGTCGGTTGGAAATTGTGGACCGCGACCGTCATCCTGCAAGACGCGTTCATGGCGCGTCTCGAAGTCGCCGTTTCGGCCTAATCTGGGTGGGGGCTTCAGCCCCCATTTCCACAGTAACTATTCGGAGACAGCATCATGACCATCGACGTTATCGACGTTGCCCTGCACGCTCCCGCGTTCCCGGTGACCTATACCGGCCCCGGCACTCTGCTGGGCAACCCCTTCTACAGCACCAACCCCGACCTGCTGACCGGCTACTTCACGTCGGACGGCAACGTTGTGTCGATCCCGCTCGGCTTTGCGCCGCAGGAGATCGAGATCATCAACGAGACTGATGGCATCGTGTGGCAGTGGAACCGCGGCATGTCGGCCACCCACACCCTCAAGAGCATCGTGGCCGGCGCTTCGTCCCTCGACGCCACCTCGGCCATCGCGGTCACCACCTTCGACGGTCGTTCCACCGTTACGCTCTCGGCAGCGCTGGCGGCTTCGGCCAAGAACATCATCTACAAAATTCTCGGCTAACGTCCTCCCAGACGTTTCCACTGGGGGAGGGTTAATACCCCTCCCCCATTTTTGTAGGTGCGTACATGGACTGCGGAGCTAGCATCATGACTGACTGCGCGCGCATTAAGCGCCTCGCCAACGGCTATACCATCTCGGTTGACGATCCCAAGATCGAGGCCGCGAACCGCAAGCGGAAAGACAGCGTGCCGTGGGTTGATCCGACCCGCGAGTTCGTGTTCGCCAACGTGGCGGACGTGCTGGAGTGGTTGGAAAAGAACCTCGATAAGGCCTTGCCGGACGACGATTTCGATAGTAGCTTCACGGCTGCATTACTGGAGGACGATGAAAAATGAGTGAGCCGATCAAACCGCAGAAGCCCAACCTCGCCGGGCTCTCCAACACCCCGACCAAGACGGTGCGGATCAACGTCGAAGAAAACGACGCCATTCCGCCGTCTGGACTGTTCGTGTCCCTCAACGGGCGCGCTTATCTGATCCAGCCGGGCAAAAACGTGGACGTGCCTGTCGGCGTTGTTGAAATCCTCGAAAACGCCATCTATGATGCGCCGCAGGTGGACCCTTCGACTGGCCGTGTTGTCGGTACGTCTTCGCGGCTTCGCTTCCCCTTCCGTCTGGTGCGCAAGGTGGCAGCCACAGAGGACTGACGATGCAGCTCGGCGATCTCCTTGAGGAACTGAGGGAGAATATCCTTCGCGACCGATCCTCCCAGATCGACGGGCCATCCGATCAGCTTTGGACGGACAGGACGCTTGTCCGCTACATCAACGAGGCCCACCGGCGCTTTGCGCGGATGAGCCTCACCATCCACGACGGTTCCTCGCGTGAGGCGACGTATCTGACCCTGTTGGACAGCGTCAACACCTACGCGTTGCACCCCTCGGTGCTGGCGGTCGTCTCGGCCAAGATCACAGGCGACACCGCCGACTTGGCGCGCGCAGGCCATGCGGCCTTCTCGACGTACAGCAAACCCGACCCCTACTTTTTCGATCCGCAGAACCTCTCGACCATGCCGCCCGGTAAGGTGCTGGCTTACTCGACCGATGAGCAGCTCTCGGAGACGGACGGCGGGGAACGATCCGTAGTTACTTTGACCACCTTTCCGATCCCGGCGGCTCCGTATCTGGCCCAGCCGGTGCGGCTGCGTGTGGTGCGGCTGCCGCTGAATGATTTTGTGTTGGCCGATCTCACGGCGACCCCGGAGATACCGGAGATACACCATCTGGAGATGCTGGATTGGGCGGCATACCTTGCGCTGCGCATCGCGGACCACGATGCTGGTAACCCGCAGCGCGCCGCTGAGTTTCGCGCTTCGTTTGAGGCCCACGCGGCGCAGGCGAAGAAGGACATGATGCGCAAGCTGTTCGCCCCCGCCCAGTGGGGTTTCGGGCGCAACGGTTTCACTTGGGCGGGGAACTAAGTTATGACCTCGAAAGTTATGGATATTAGCGGCGGTGGGATGCCTCCGGTGACCCCGCTGACCCCGGTCATCACCGACAACACCCAAACCACGCCCCCACCCCCGCTCCCGCCGAGACAGGGGTTGGATACCGGCACGATTGGCGGGCTGATCGGCGCTGGAGCGGCTGGCGTTGCGAAGGCTGCGCCGTATGTGCAACCTCTCGCGGCGAGGGCGCTTGTGGGCGCGGGTGCGCTGGGTCTCCCGACTGCGGGTGTTGGTGCGGCTGCGCTGGGTATCCCGCTTGCGGCGGGCGCCGCTGTACCGGCTGTTGGTGGGGTGGTTGGTCACACGCTGGCAGGCCCCATCGCTGACATGATTATGCCCCAGTCCCCACTGCGACAGCAGCTCAGCCAAGATGCTTCGGCGATTGGCGACGCGTCTGGTTTCGGCAAGATACAGGCGGCAGTGGGGTTGTACGATAATGCCCGGCTCAACATGTTGAAGAGTGCGTGGGGTGGCTTCGGTGAGGGCATCCAAGGGTTGCGTGAGGCCATGGCGCAAAAAGGCGTGGTCGGCGGGATGTTGAGCGGGCAACCGTCCGCGCAGGCAGCCCCGGCGCAGGCAGCTCCGGCGCAGGCAGCTCCGGCGCAGGCAGCTCCGGGGCAGGCAGCTAAGCAGATTGTTCCGGGTAGCCCCGAGCACGGTCAGGCGGCCTTCGCGATGCAGCCTGACCAGTTCAAGCAGTCGTTGAAAGGTATGACCAACCACGAGGGTATGCAGCTCTTGCAGGCAATGGCACAAATCCCATCGCATGGCGATCAAGCGCTGGCTGAGGTGCACAACCTGTATAACAAGCAATACGCGGCTGAGCTGAACGATGCCACGTCGCCGGCTGAGCAGCTAAAGGCGTATCAAAATCACGTTGATCGCTTGCTCACCGTCTCGGTGCGCGGTATTGGTGCTATGAACCCCGATTTACGCAGATAAGCACAGGATAAGCTGGCACATGGCACAGATCACCGATGTCCAGCAGCCCGCGTTGCCGGCTGTTGCCAACCTCCCGTCGTTCGCACCACCTCGGGGGTTTGGGCGGGCGTCGTTGGATCAGCTCAATGGTGGTCAACCATCGTTGATTGGTGGCGCACTCTCCGCTGGCACACATGAGCTGGGTAGCCAGTTCGGCGGGTTTGTCAGCGCGCTCGGTACGACGCTGGGCATGAACGGCGTCTCTGACTGGGGTCAGCAGGTTGCGCAGTCGCAGGCAGCGGCTGCGGCGCAGAATGGCCGACCGGACTTGGATGCTGACCCGTGGTCGCCGTCTGGTATGGCTTACGGGCTGGTTAAGGGCCTGCCGATGTTGACGGGTGTCGCGCTTGCACATCGTCTCGGTGCGAAGCGGCTGGCTCCTGCTCTCGGTGTGTCTGAGGGCGTCGGTGGCACACTCGGTGCTGGTGCGGCGTTGTATCCCGGCATGGTCGGCAGCAACGTCGAGACTGCGCGCAAAGCCAACGGAGGGGAGCTGACACCGAACGCTGCGGCTGCCTCGCTGGCTATGGGTGTCCCGGAGGCGGCGATTGGCTCCATTGTGCCGGGTAATGTCGATAAGATGCTCGCGCGCGGTATGGCCGGCGACTGGCTGTCGCGGCTCGGGAAGGGTGCCGCGATTAACGCTGGTATGGGTGGTGTGCAGGGCGCTGCCAACACCGTGTTCAACCAGTTCCTTGGTGACCAGAGCCGCCCCATCGCGGATCGGGCGAATGACGTTGTGCAGTCGGCGCTGCAAGGCGCGTTTCAGGGCGGCGTCATCGGTGGCGTCTTCGGTGTTGTGGGTGGTCGGAAGCGTGTTGCCCCGACCGCGACGGATGACGCCCTGACGAGCGCTGCGACGGTGCCGGGCGCGACGGATGCCGAGCCCGCGAAGACCACTGTTGGCCCTGCTGACGCGAGCGGTGCTGCGCAGGTGGGCCTCGACCTCCCCGAGCAGCAGACGCCGCAGATGGCGGATCACCCGCTTGCGCCTGAGATGCAAGGCCCGACGATCCCGCCCGAGATGGTGAATGGCCGGCAGATGTCGCTGTTCACGCCCGACGAAGAGGGTGCGCGGCAGGCCGACATTTTCAAGATGCGCGGCGTGGTGCGTGATGCGCTTGGCAAGGCTGAGCTGGACCCCAACACCGATACGTCCTTCGTGGATAATCTGAACGCCACCAACACGCCGGAGCTGATTAAGGCCCTACGCGAGCAGGTAACGCGCTACGACCGCGACAAAGACGGTGCGATGCCTGCGTGGTTCAAAGAGCTTGCCGCTGCGCATGGCGTTGTGGACGAGACGGGCAAGACGCGTAACCTCACCGATGAACATGCTGACCTGCTCACGCAGATCGAGACACAGAAGGGTGCCGGGAACGGTACGTATCAGACACTTTTGGAGCGCGCCGCGCAGCGTAAGGCGGAAGGCAATGACGCTCGGCAGACCGTCCTATTGGATCAAGCAAATACGATCCGCGCGCGAAACGATGAAAAGGTCGCAGCCCTCCAAAAGCGAGCCGACGAACTAACGCCGCTCATGGACCAGCACGCGCAGGCTGACGCGCTGCCGGATAAGTTCTCGCCGAAGCAGGTGCCTGACACGCTGAGCGACAAACCGAAGGCCGCAGCGCTCTATCAGCAGATGGAGCTTTTGCGCGACCACTCGCCTGATCCCAAGATCGCTGAGCGTGCTGCACGGGCGTCTGATTTGCTGCGGTCGGGGCGGCAGGACCAGATGCGCCGTGCAGCGCAGATTGCGCAGGACTTCGCTGATCGTGTGGCGCGTGAGTGGGGTTACAGCGACAGGGACAAGCCGGTCGCTCCTGCCGTGGACGAGGACGCTGCCCGGCGAGCCGCTGACGACACTACCCAGCCGGCTCCGGCCCCTGACACGACCGTGGACGAGGACGCTGCCCGGCGAGCCGCTGACGACACTACCCAGCCGGCTCCGGCCCCTGACACGACCGTGGACGAGGACGCTGCCCGGCGGGTGGCCGCCGAGGCTCCCGAGACGCCTGCGGAGCGGGAAGCCGCAGTAACTGCGCCCCCGGCCACCCCGGATGCCCAGCCTGTGGTCGCTGCCCCGGAGGGCATCCCGTTCATGGTCACCAAGGCCATGCGTAAAACGCTGCTGGAGCGGGGCTATACGGTTGACGACGTGCGCAACATGACGCCTGCGAAGGCGCGGGAGGCGTTGCAAGCTCCCACGGCTCCCACAGCTCCCCCGGTTGTGGATAATCCCACCCCGTCGCCCGAAGCGCAGATGAGGGTTCGGGATGAGATTGCCCCGTCGATGTTGGAGGCTCAGCGTAAGGAGCTTGAGGATCACGTCGCGCGCACGCAGGCGGATCGTGCCACGCGGTTGCAGGCTGAGAGGCAGGCCGCACTTAGCCAGACCGGGGCGTATCAGCCGCCCAAGAAGAGCATCTCCCTCGGGGGTATCCAGCGGTCGAAGGACGCACTGGCGACCATGGCTGAGCCGGCGGGTCGGACGCAGGCTGACGTGGATGCCGAGCACCTGATCTCCAATGGTGCGACCGGCGCGCAGGTGCTCAAGCATATTGAGGACACCACCACCGATCCGAACTTGCGCCGTCTGGCCAAGAAGATGCGGGAGAGGGGCCTTGACCCCACAATCTCGTATGGCACGCGGGATGAGATTGAGGCGGATGCGCAGGCGACGCAGGGTAAGACCTTCGACGCCACGAACGCGGACGCGGCGTATAACGAGACGACGAACCATGTGTGGCTGGCATCGCGTGAGAACACGCACCAGAATATCATGCACGAGATGATGCACTCCGCGACGTGGAAGGCGATTGAGGCCGGCGGACCCATCGCGAAGCGTATGAACGACCTGTTTGAGCAGGTTAAGCGGTCGGCAGCAGTGCGTCTGGATAAGGCTGCGGGCAAAGTGCCGTATGGTCTGACCAACCTGCACGAGTTTGTTGCTGAGGCGTTCACGAACCCGTGGTTCCGTGACACCCTCTCTAAGGTCACGATGCCCGGTGAGACCAAGACCCTCTGGGGCAAGTTCAAGGATGCGGTTAAGCGGTTGTTCAACCAGCCAGAGAAGACCCGCACGGCGCTCGATGAAATTATGGACATGGGGCAAGACCTCATGGACGAGCACCAGAAGATCGACGTGTCGCCGCAAAGTGAGGCGATCATGGCCAAACGCGTTGCGGATGAGCATGAGAAAGTCAGCATAGTAGGCGCAGGCATCTTCCATCAAGCGCAGGATAGCCTCAGCAAGCTGGCCAACCTCGTCTCAAATCCGAAAGAGATGGGCACGAAGATCAGTGCGTTCGCTGACTACAATATGACCCGCACACAGATGATCCGGCGTCATGCGGCTGAGTTTGCGTCCGGCGCAACGCAGCACATGGAGGATGCGTGGGCAGCGCACACGGCCATTGGTCAAGCTGCGGCAACGACCGGCTTGCATGTTAAGGTCGCCATCGACGGGATTAAGGATGTTGCGACGCGTGATGCGGCGCTGCGGGATGCGTTTTGGTCGAGCCAGATCGGGGCGCACCCGTTCAAGACGTTTGCGGAGCAGCCGAACCTCCACAACCGTAAGGATCGGGCGATCATTCAGCCGGAAATCGACCGCATCGCGAAGGCGTTCAACGACGTGTACCGCCAGAAGGGCGCGCGTGACGCGATCACGCAGGCGCACGCGGCTGGTGAGGCGCAGAACGCATCGCAGATGATGCTGGGGCTGCACGAGTTTATGCGCCGGGAGAAATTCGGTGACTTGATTACCGATGCGGACGTGCACGACCAGTTCGCGAATAATGCCGATGCGCACACCCCGGCGACTGCGGCTACGTTCTATAGGGCTGCGCTGGATAAGCAGGTCGCCAACATCAAGCAGTTTGTGGATGCGCAGGAAGGCTCTGTCGCCCATCTGCCCCAGAACGATAGTGCGCGGCAGGCTGTGACGGCGCAGCTCAAAGACTTGAAGGGTCAGCTCAACGCAATCAGCAGTAACTTGATCACCCACGAGCACTCGCCGTATATGCCTTCCGGTCGTGAGGGTGAATACGCGGCGGCGTTCACGTTGAAGCTCGGCGACGATGGGCAAATCCACCCGCAGGCGTTGGCGGCGTTACAGGACGGGCTTGCTGCGCGCGGCCTGAATGTCGGCATCAATCAGCATGTGGATAACCCGAGTGTGTTTATTCGGGTGGGTACGCTCGACAAAGCGCAGCAGATTGCCGATCTCGCGCAGGATTTGGGTAAGCGCGGCTTGCTGGACGAAAAGGGCGATGCTCCACTGGCAAAGCGGTTGGATGACGATGCCATGGCGAGCCGCACGCGGCCTGCGTGGGTGAAGCAGATGATGGACAGTGTGGCGCAGGATACGCGTATTCCCGAGGAGCAGCGGGCCGCGATCCATGACCAGCTTCGTCAGACGTGGGCTGACATTTTGCCGTCGCGTGACGTGGTGCAGCTCGCCCGCAAAAACGTCCAAGGCTTCTCCACTGACGTGGCGCGGGCGCTGGATCGTCGTAACAGTGTGTGGGCGAACGGGCTTGCCAATCTCGTGACGCAAGAGCGCAAGAACGTCGCGTTTGGTGAGATGCGGGATGATATTGGCAATCTTCAACGGCAGCCCGATGTATCCAAGACGGTCAGCGCGCAGAACTGTCTCAATGAGCTGGCTACGCGTGAAGTTGGCCGTGACTGGCGTCCGCAAACGACAGGGGGTGATACCTTCCGCTCCGCGCTCCATGCGTGGCAGCTCGGCGTGTCCCCCGCGTATTTTGTGCTGGAGCTGTCGCAGGCCCCCATGTTCGTGCTTCCGGCTATGTCTGCGGAGCGGGGTATTGCGAAATCCACTGCTGCGCTGACCAGCAACCTTGCTATGACGATTAAAGTCATGCGCGCTATTTCGAGTGGTCCGCTGGGCAAGTACGGCGTGTTCACCGCGCAGGGGTTGAAGGACGCGAATATCCCGCCGGCTATCGCTGAGCATCTCCTCAAGTGCAACAATCGTGGCTGGTTTGAAAACTCAGCCACGCGTGAGCTTGGGATGTCTGCGGACGGTCGCGCACAAACCACCACCCAGAAGGCAATCCACTGGGCGAACTTGTCCGCGCTCTACACCGAAGTTGCCATGCACGTAAACACGGCTCTGGCCGTGAAATCGCTGCACGATACCAAGCCATTCGCGGAGGGGCTGGATGCCGCGACTGACCGCATCATGGAGAAGGGTCACTGGAAGTGGGGCGCAGGAGAGAACGCGCGCTCCATGGGCAAGCAGGGTTTTGCCGGCAAAGCGACGCCCTATCTGACGCAGTTCATGGGCTGGCAGATGAAGGCTCTTGAGACCTATTACCGCGAGCTGCACACTGTGTTCAGCGGCGATGCCTCGCGTGATGCGCGAATACAGTCCGCTAAGTTTATCGGCGGTCATATGGCTGCGGTTGTGGCGTTCTCCGGCTTGTCCGGTTTGCCCACGACGCCGCTTATGGGTCTGGCGTCGAAGGTCATGAACACGCTGACCGGGTCGGATCAATACGATTTCGAGCAGAACTATCGTAGTTATCTTACAAGCATGTTCGGCAAGGAGTTCGGTGACGCCATGGCGCGCGGTCTTCCGCATCTGGCCGGATTTGACATGAGCGACGTGGGTGATGAGGGCTTGGTCCCCGGCGGTCGGTTCCTCGCAGATCAGCGGAAGTGGCAGGATGCTTCCAAAGACGCCGCGTGGCGGTCGATGGGTGCGGGTATCGGCTTCGCGAGCAACGCTGTTGGCGCGATGCAGGATTGGTCGATGGGTAACCCCGAAGCAGCTCTCCGCAAGTTGCTGCCGGCCACGCTGCGTAACCCGTATGAAGCGTACATGATGCACGAGCATGGCTACGTCAACAACTCGGGCGTGAAGGCACCGATCCAGCCGACGAGCGCGGATGTGTGGAAGAAAGCTCTGGGCCTTGAGCCCGCGAGCATGAAGCAGAATGAGGACTTACGCGATCAGGCGGAACGCACCGAGACCATGCAGCACAACATCTCCGGTGCCATTGAGGCGAATATCAAGCGCGCAATATCGTATGGTGATGGCTCCTCGTTGCAGGATGCGATACAGAAGGCGCAGGCGTTCAATCAGACCCACCCGAATACCCCTATCGACGTGAACAAGGCGGCGGTGGGTGTCCAGATGGAGAACGCACGCGCGATTGGGCTGGGGCTGCCTGCTGGCACCGGCAAACCGACAGATGCGCGCTTGCGCACACGCCTCGACCCGTATTATATTCCGGGTAAGTCCTAACCACAGTTACTACGCGGGAGCACACACATGTCCTCGGCCTATAATAAGTTCAACGCTTTTGTCGCCGATCTGGCGGATAAGGTTCACAACCTCGGCAGCGACACCTTGAAGGTGTCGCTGACCAACACTGCCCCGGTCGCCACCAACGCGGTGCTTACGGACATCACCGAGATCGCCGCCGGCAACGGCTACACGGCGGGCGGCAACGCTGCGACGGTGACCAGCGCTGCGCAGACGGCTGGCACCTTGAAGCTGCTGCTCCAGAACCCCGCGACGTGGACCGCCTCCGGCGGCACCATCGGGCCGTTCCGCTACGCCGTGATCTACAACAGCACGGCGTCCGGCAAGAACCTCATCGGCTGGTTCGACTATGGCTCTTCGGTGACCCTCAACGCGGCTGAACAGTTTCAGGTCAGCTTCGACCAGACCAACGGCGTCTTGACGCTCGCCTAAGTCAACGCAGCATCACGGCTCAGATGTAAGAGGCAACTATGGCGACGAAGTTTTACGATCTGGTCCGTGTCTATACTGCGACGACCGGCACGGGCACCATAACGCTCGGCACTGCGGTGCCGGGCTTTCAAACATTTGCCGCAGTGACCGATGGTGTGACCGTCAGTTACGCGATTGAGGAGGGAGCCAACCGCGAGGTGGGTCATGGCGTCTATAGCGCCAGCGCCGGTACGTTGACCCGCACCCCGCTGGTCTCGACGGCCGGCGCGAACGGCCCCATCACGCTGGCTGGTTCCGCACAGGTGGCGATTACGCTTGCCGCCGAAGACCTCATGCTCGCCAACCTGCTGGACGTTAATGCTTCGGCACCGTCCAATGGTCAGGTCTTGGCGTGGTCCAACACTGACAGTAAGTGGGAGCCCGCGACTGTATCGGGTGGCGGCAGTGGCTCGACCACGCTGGCTGCGCTGACGGACGTGTCCATTGCCTCGCCGACCGATGGCCAGTTGCTGGCGTACAGGACGGCGGACAGTAAGTGGGAGCATAGCGACCTGTATCTCACGGCCAGCGCGACGAAATACACGCAGGTGAAGCTCACGCTGAATGGTCCCGGACAGTGGGGCATCTACGCCCTCGCTGCGCTGTCGCTCAGCACGGCTGCCGGTGTCGCGACCCCGTCCGGCATTAGCGCCAATTCCGACTACAACGCCCGGAGCGACATTACGTCGCAAGCGGTGAGTATCCTCATTGCGTCGCCGGATACGAGCCATGGCTGGTCTTCCGCGAACTTGACGGATGTTGAGATCGTGCTGACCTACGCGTCAGCTATCGCGCCGACCAGCGTGAACGTGACGCCGATTGTGAGCACGCACGCGGCTTGCGCCCCGGCTGGGGCGACGATCTATGGGTCGCTTGACAGCGGCGCAACGTGGGTCGAAATCGGCACCAGCACGTTCACCGGGGAGACCGGCGGTGTGCTCTCGAATGAGGTCATTGTGCCGGTCTCGACCACGATCAGCATGTCCCGCCCGAACGACGTGGACCACACGGTGTCGCCGGCCACGGGTGACGTGCTGATCTGGAACGACAGCACTGGAAAGTGGGTGCCCTCGCCCACCGCGTTTGCGCAGTATGCCACCCTGTGGACGGCTCCCCCTGCGCTGGCCAGCTTCACCACTCTCAACTCCGCATCGGCTGTCCAGAACGCTGACAACAGCATCTCGGTGACTGGTGTTCCGACCGGCAACAACGTTCAAGCCTATCAAGGCATCTACAAGGCTGCTCCCGGAACCCCATACCGTATCCGCGCGCTCATCAAGCCCCAACTGATTTGGGCGGCGAATAACTATTGTTGCGTCGGGATCGGCTTTACGGACGGTACGAAGTTGCAGGTGGTCTCGTTGGGGACCACCGGTATGGCCCCCAACCTCGGTGTCGCGAACTGGGACAGTGTCACGTCCTTCAACAGTAACGTGGGCACCAATGTCCCGATGCCTGTCCCCGACACGCTCTGGCTTGAGATCGCCGACGATGGCACGACGGTCTATTTCCAGTATTCGTATGACGGGTACAACTTCATCCCGCTTTACAGCGTCGCCAAATCAGCCGGCTTCCTTGGGTCTGGCGGCTACACCAACGTCGGCGTGCTCCTCAACACCTACACAACGTCCGCGTATGACGGCATCCCCGTGGGTGGTGTGGTATTGTCGTGGAACCAAGCTCTGATCGCGCCGTAAGAAACCCACCCAATTGAGGGCGATCGGATGACGAAGTTCTACGATCTGGTGCGGATGACCACCAGTACGACCGGCACTGGCACTGTAACGCTCGGCACTGCGGTGCCGGGCTTTCTTGCGTTGGCGACCGCCGGTGCGGCGGATGGGGATCAGATCACCTACACGCTGCAAGACGGCGTGAGCACGGAGCTGGGGCATGGCACGTATAGCGCGTCCGCAGGCACTCTCACCCGCACCGTGCTCAAATCCACGAACGGCAATAATCCGATCAACCTCTCAGGCCTTGCGCAGGTGGTTTGCTCGCTTGCGTCGGAGGACTTGAAACTCGCCAACCTGCTCGACGTGACGACCGCCGGAGCGACGGATGGTCAGGCGCTGATCTGGGACGCGGCGTCCGGCAGGTTCACGGTGGCGACTGCCGTAACAACCAGCGCAGCAACCACGCCATCGCTTATCCAATACAAGTATTCCACCAGCCAGTCTCTCACGTTCGACACAACGCCGACTATCGGTAACTTGGTGATCCTCCTCACTGATGGGGCGACCTCAATCAGTGATAGCACCATGACCTACGTGGGGAAGCAGGTCAACGGTGACATGGGGCTCTCGATCTTCATGCGTCGCGTGACGGCTGCCAATCAGACCACCACCATCAACGCATCTGGCATAACCCACGTTGTCGGTATTGAGGTCGCGAACGCCGGCAGCATCGAGTTCTCCACTGCCGTGGGCGGGTGGACTTCCGAGAGTGACGGCACCCACTGGACCGGCAGCATCCCGGCTATCGCCGAGAACGCGCTGCTGATGGTCTTCCTTAACGCGTATCCGAGCGCTGCCACGTATGGCGCTATGACGACGGGATATGCGCAGCTCTCCTTGTTCGATCAGGCCGGTATCGTGGTCGCAGGCCCGGCAGTCACCCCGCCGGCTACACCGCAGCCGTTCGACATTCTCGTTGAAGGGTCTGAGGTCTGGTTCGGGATGATCCCGTTCTACATCGTTGGGGAGCCGCCGCACGCGTCACTTACGCAACTGAACGACGTTGTGGGTGTACCATCTGACGGTGACGTACTTCTGTACGACGCCACCAAGGGCTCGTGGACGCCGGTAAACCTTCTCACCTATATCAGCAGTGGCGGTACGACCCGCACGGCATAATCTAAGGGGTTGCTGTGCTCGGCTATGACGCCTTCGGCCAACTCGCTATTGGTCAAGCCTATTCGACCACGGTCACCACGAGCGGTGCGCCGGGTGCGATTGGCCAGTTTGCGTTCGGGCAGCTCACCACGAGCGTGCAGGGCCGCGTGCTTAACGCCTATTTCTTCGATGTCGCGACTGGCGCGTTCGCAGTAACTGGGGTTGACGCATCGCTGACGCATGGTGTGCCGCTCCGTAGCATGGCGGTGACGCCGGGCACATTCACGCTGGTCGGGGATGCTGCAACCTTTGAGGACGTGCACACCATTAAGGTGCTTACGACCGCTCCGGGCGCGTTTGTGCTGACCGGGCAGCCGACGACGCTGATCCACACACGCGAGCTGGTGACCGCGCCTGGGGCGTTCGGGCTGAGCGGTCAACCCACGACGTTCCACCGCAAGTACGCGATCACTGCACAAGCTGGGGCTTTCAGCTTCACAGGGTCTCCCACGAACTTCTTGAGGCCGCTACGCAACCTCAAGACCGTGACGGGTGCGTTCACGATCTCTGGGGCGGCATCGTTCACTCTGGTGCGTGAGCTTGCGGTTTCGACAGGCGCATACTATCTCGCAGGCAATGCGGTTCCGGCGGTCTACCCACCGCTTGTCGCGCGCGGGGGTGCGTTCAGCCTACAATCAAGCCCTGCAACCATGACGCGGACGCGTGTGTGGTCGCTTTCGACGGGTGCGTTTGCACTGGCTGGTGCGGCTGCGTTCCTGCTATACCGCCCGTTCAACATCGTGACCGGCATGTACGCGTTGACAGGCCAGCCTGCGACCATGACGCGGAAGCGCGTGTTGTCGGCGGTGCCCGGAGCCTTCACATTGGGCGGGGGTGCGGCTGCGTTCGCGCGCAATCTGGCGGCAGCGCCGGGCGTCTATGTGCTGGGCTCCCAAACTGCCGTGCTGAGCGTGGGCCATGTGCTGACGGCTGCGTCGGGCGCGTTCGCGCTGGGCTCCCCACTCGCATCCTTGACCCGGACCAAGCTGCCTGCCGTCGATATTTTGGCGGCTGCGTTCGTGCTGACAGGCCAGCCCGCCACGTTCAAGAGGTCGTATGTGCTGTCGGCCACACCCGGCACGTTCGTGCTGGGCGGCTCTGCGACGCTCCTGCGCCCCCGGACGCTCTCGGCCACACCCGGCACGTTCGTACTGGGTGGTCTGGCTGGGCTGCAAGTGACTTATGGCATCATGGACGACCCCACGAGATACGCCCTTGCTGGGCAGCCGGCGGGCCTGCTGGCTGGCCGCGTGCTGGCTCCGGCCCCGGCCTCGGTCGCACTGGCGGGGCAGCCAGCCTCTCTGGCGGTTCTGCGGACGCTCTACGCCCTACCGGGCGCGTTTGTGCTGACCGGGCAGCCGACGTCGAACCAGCGGGCGATCACGCTGCAAACCCTCACCGGGGCGTTCGATCTGCTGGGGCGGCCAGCGTCGCCGGCACGGGCCTACGAGCTGGACGCGGCAGCAGGGGCGTTCCGTCTCGGTGATTACGCAATCTCCATGAACGTGGCACGCAAATTGCAGGTCGGGGGCGGGGCGTTCGCAGTAACTGGGGTGGGTGCAGCGTTCTCACGCAAGCGGGTGCTTCTCGCCGGCCCCGGCGTGTTTCATCTCGACGGGGCAAGCCTTGTCGGGTATGGTGCGGTCGGTCGTGCACAAGCGGACTTCGCGCTGGTGGCTCGCACAGAGGTGACATTCATGGACCCGAAGACCAGCGTCGATCTGGAACCTGTGGCGGACGTGGTGCTCGCGCTTGCGGTCCCCAGCATGTCTGTGAGCTTCGCGGCACAAGGCAGCACCTTCGTGGAGCTGCACGACGCGGCCCTGACGGTCATGTTTAGCGAGGCATAACGATGAGCGTCTTTACGCGCCAGAACCAGTTGACCATCACTGTTCAGTTCGTGGCAGCCGATGGCACCCCGACCCAGCCACAAAACGCGACGCTACGTCTCGTGTACGTGGGCCTGACCAGTCAGAAGGTGATCGAGGATATAACGCTGTCTTACATGTATGGCGTGTGGTCCGGCGTATGGGATAGCACCCCCTGCAAGGGCGGGGTGGTTGCGTGGGTGGCACGAGGCTATGGCGGCTATAGTGCCGCGAAGCAAGGGTCGTTTATCATTGATGCGAACGCAGCAAATATGTGAGGTTGATTATGAGCACTGAACCGATTACGCCCGTTACGCCCGTCAAACCCGTTGCGCCCGTTGCGCCCGTCAAACCCGGCTGGAGCGTGAGGATCACGCAGCTCTGGACTGTGGACATGGAGCCGCACATCCTCGGATGGCTCGATGAGCACTGCATCGCTTCGTGGCGCGTGAAGATCACGCAGCTCTGGACGATCCGGGTGGCTCTCTTCTGGATTATCTTGTCGGCCATCGCGACGATCTGGTCCGCGTTGACCGAGGTCATGCCGTTGTGGGTCTACGCCGTGCTCGGCATCCTTATGAATGTGACGCTGGGCATTGCCCGCATCGCCAAGCAGCCGGGAGTGGACGAGTGACCGACGCGCCGAACCCCCAGAGGAAGATCGCTGGACGCCTCAAGACCCACGGGTTGTTGGCGGCGCTTGCGGTCACCACTGTCGGCAGCCTTGAGGGGCTGCGACAGACAGCTTATCCCGACCCCGCCACACGGGGCAAGCCGTGGACGGACTGTTACGGCCACACCGGCCCGGACGTTCGTCGCGGTGTCCGCGAGAGCCTTGCGCAGTGCAAGGAGCTGTTGCTGGCCGACCTCGCCAAGGCTGGCGGCGGCATCGACCGCTGCATCACACACCCCACGACCGATGGTCAGGCTGTCGCCTTTCTGTCGCTCGCCTACAACATTGGTGTTGGCGGCTTCTGCCGGTCCAGCATCGCGCGGGACTTCAACGCGGGGCGCGTCACGCAGGCGTGCAATGACCTCATGAGGTATGACCGCGCTGCTGGGGTCGTGTTCCCCGGTCTGGAGCGTAGGCGCGCGATTGAGCGCCACCTGTGTCTCGGCCAAACGGAGGAGTGACTATGGGTGAGCTATTCAACCTCATCCCGCACGCCGGGGTGATCTTTTGTGTACTGTGCTCGGTCGCGGCGCTGGCGGCGTTCATCTATATTCCTGACCCGTTCAAACATTACGCGACCGACGCTTTACTGGTGCTCGGGCTCGCGTCGTTCATTTATGGGGATGGCTACGCGGCTGCGGAGCGCATCTGGAAATCCAAGTTCGACGTGGCCATGGCGGACATCAACGCCGAGAACGAGAAGGCTGTCGTGGCTGCTGAGGAGCGTGTTCGCGCCACCGACGCAGCCAATGCCACCACCTTGAAGACCCAGCTCGATCTTCTGACTGCGCAGCACGACGCGGATCAGTTGGCGCTTCAACCCATCCGAAATGAGATCGCAAAGGCCGGCGCGGATGCCGACATGTCCGCTCCGTCGTTAATTCTCGACGCAATCAGGAGCGCGAAATGAGGCAACTGTGGGTGCTGGCACTGCTCATGCTGGGGGCATGCGATCCGTCGCAGCCCATCGTCATGACCTCCCCGCCACGGATCGAAAAAACCTTGCTCAACAAGATCATCCCGACCGGGGTGCTCTCCTGCCTGCGCGAGCCTGACGGCTCGGCGGTTACGTCAATCCGGCAGTCGGCGACATATGTCATTGACCTGAAAAAAGCTGGTCGCGACTGTCGCCAAAAGCTCCAGATTGTGCGAAACATAATCCAGAGAGAACAGTAACTATTGGACCGGATCATGGAATTGATGGCGTTCGCGGGGGCCGTGGCTGCCAGTCACGGCCCCATGATATTGACGATAGGGGCACCATTCATCTCAGCGTACCTCACTTGGGTGATGGCGCACAAAAAGCTCAAGATGGAGCAGGATGCGCAGACAGCACACCAAGACGAGATGGTGCATGCGGAGACCGCTAACCAGACCGACGCTTGGACGCGCCGGTTCGATGCGTTTATTAACGCTGCCGAGGCGCGCAATAAAGACCTCTACACGGAGGTAATGACCTTGCGGCGTGAGGTGGTGCTGCTTCGGAAGGCGCTAGATCGGCGTACTTCTCTCTGCTCGGGCTGCGACAAGTTGCAGTATGTGGCATCGGAGGCTCCCTATGGCTCAACCTGATCCGAACGCCCCGCCGGAGACCATAGCCTTTAGTGGCTTCTCCGGCATGAAGAACACAGTTACTGCGGAGCGCCTGACAGCCGATGAGCTGGTTCGGGCGCTTAACGTGGATATTGACGACAAGGGGCAGTTGCTCCGGCGGCGGGGCAAGACGCTCGTGGCAGGCGGCGACTTTCACAGTCTGTTCGCCGCCAACGATGGCACCGTATATGGTGTGCGCAACAACAACCTGTGCATCATCAACCCGGACTACAGCACGGAAGTGCTCAAGACCGGCCTCAACTCGGACCCGGCCACCGGCCTGAGCCCGTTGTGCTATCTCCAGATCGGCGAAACCATCTATTTCTCGTCGTTGCAGGACAGCGGCAAGATCATCGGTGACGTTGTGAAGCCTTGGGGTCAGCAGAATGATGCTGGGTTGTGGCTCTCGCCGGTGATCCACCCCACACCCACGCTCGCGGCCATCCGGGGCAAGCTGCTCAAGGCTCCACCCATGGCCACCGCCATGACGTACTGGAATGGGCGCATCTATATGGCCAACGGTCGGCAGCTATGGGCCACCGAGCTGTATCTGTACGACTACGTGGATGCGACGCGTACATTCTTCACGTTCGAGACCGACATTACGCTGCTCGGCACCGTGGGCGACGGCTTCTACGTTGGGGGTCTGGACGGGCTATGGTTCATGTCAGGGCCTCGGCTGGATGGCCTCAAGCGACAGAAGGTCATGGACAGCGCCGTCATCCCCGGATCGAGTGTGGACGTGCCGGCTGAGCTGGCGAACCCACCCCAGATACCCGCCACCAGCGACACACCGACGCAGGTGTCGATTTGCTTCTTGACGGAGAACGGCTTCTGTGTTGCGCAGGACAGCGGACAAGCCTACAATCTGACCGAGGCCAAGTTCATTTTCCCCGGCATCCAGCGAGCTGCTGCCATGTTCCGTCGTCAGGACGGTGTGAGCCAGTATCTCGCGGTGGGGGACAGTGGGGGAACGCCGACAGCGGCAGCACGCATCGGCGATTTCGCAGATGCAGAGATCATTCGAGGCGGTGGTCGCTGGAGCCTCGTGGTGGATCAGGTTACATTCGGCGATGCAGTTGACGCGACGGTCATATAAGGAGCAGGTTATGAACGAACAGTATGAGCGCCGCGACAGCGGCTTGATGGTCCCCAAGGCGCAGGAGCTGCTCGTGGGCGGCAAGTATACCGGCCAGATCATCCGCAACAGCAAGGTTGTCGATGAGTTCGAGGACTTCAATCTGGTGACGAACGAGGGCCTGAACAGCCTCCTGAATGTCGGCCTGAACGGTGCGACGCAGCTCACCGCGTGGTATCTGGGCCTGTTCCAAGGCAACTACACCCCGGTCTCGACCGACACGGCGGCGGTCATCGCCGGCAACTCGACGGAGAGCAGCTCCTACGCAGGCACCACGCGTCCGCAGTGGACCCCGGTGGCGGCGTCGGGCCAGTCGATTACCAACTCGGCGGCGCGCGCGTCCTACACCTTCAACGCCTCGGTCACGATCTACGGCGCGTTCCTCATTTCGAGCGCGGTTATCGGCGGCGCCACCGGCGCGCTGTTGTCGGCGGCGCGCTTCACGACGGCCAAGCCCGTCGTGGCGAACGACCAGCTTCTGCTGACCTACACCCTGAGTGCGGCGTCGGCCTAAGTTCGGATGGCGGCGAACGGCACCCTCGCCGCAGTCTGAAACGGCCCGCAGCGTCCTCCAGCGTTGCGGGCCACCCTTTTGTGAGGTGGGATAATGTCTGACGCTCTCGGCACTGGCGCAATCGCTCAAGACGCAATCGGCCAGACTTCCGAGGCCGTCCCCACGATCTACACTCTCAGTGCGGTGACAGGCGCGTTCGCGCTGACCGACACCGGCACGACGGTGCTGGAGCTGCCCACCGGCCTCTACACTCTCAGTGCGGTGACAGGCGCGTTCGCGCTGACCGACACCGGCACGACGGTGCTGACGCACCTCGTTGGGGGTAGCGCATCTTACACACTCACTGCGCTGATCGGCTCGTTCGCGCTGATCGACACCGGCACCACGTCCTTGCATAGCAATACCGGCCTCGTGATGGCGGACAACACCAGTATGCTCGACGGGGCATACCCGTCCATGGCGTACACGCTCACGTCGTCCGTAACTGTCGGCGGTGCGGTCGCTTACTCGTTTCAGCCGGTCGCCATCGTGACGGACGGGCTGATCGCAACCGCGAGCCCCACAGTTAGTGCGATCTACGGACTGACATATCAGGAGCTGTTGACGCTCAACAGCATCATCACCGCCGGTTACCCGGTGTCGGTCTCCAGCGGGTTCACGCTGCACGACACACAGACGCCGCTCGTGGCGTATCTCATGCTCGAACGTATGGGGTTCCATGACACGCTGGCTGGGGCTGCGACATACGGTCAGGTGATGCTCGACCTCCTCAAGATGGGGGACGGGTTCTACAACTTCTTCGGCGGCACCATCGTTGACACGTTGCGCTTGACGGATGGCATGATGCTGACCTACTATGCCAACGCAAGCGCAGAGGACGTGGTGCGGTTGACAGACACGTTCGCCAACACCCTATACGTCTCTGCGCTAGTGCAGGATGGTGTCGAGTTTAACGACACCGAACTTCTCATGATGATTTACAGCGGCGACCCGCTGCTCGACCGGATCGAGTTGTTCGCGGGCTATGTCGGTCCCGCCGGTGACTTCACGACGTGGGCGATCAACACACGCACCAACGCCGTGTCGGAATACGACAACTGGGACTTCAACAGCTTCGCCAAGATGGGGAACAAGTATCTCGGCGCGTCCGCTGCCGGCTTGTTCGAGCTGAACGGCAATGACGATGCTGGGGCGAACATCCGCGCGCTGGTCCGGTCAGGCATATTCCAAGTGTCGGGCTCGCACCTCGCCGGGTTCAAGGCTGCGTATATCGGCGCACGGATCAAGGATGACGCGCCGGATGTTTATCTGCGGCTCATCGCGGACGATAACAAGGTCTACACTTACGCCGTCAAAGTGCGTGACATGAAGACCTCGCGCGTCGATTTCGGCAAGGGTCTGCGCCACCGCTATTACGCGTGGGAGCTGGAGATACCCGCCGCCGACTTCGACCTCGACACCATCGAGTTTCTCCCCCTCGTGATGCAGCGGCGGATATGATTAACCCCCCCATTATCGCAAATATCGGCGGCGCACCGTGCGCTGTCTCGTATGGGATCGTTCTGCCGCCCGGTCAGACCTCCCCGTCCTCCACGCAAGTGGGGGATGCCGAGGTGTGGCTGCTGCAATATCAGGCAGAGGTGCTGCATCTTGTCGCTGCCGCCCGCCAGCAAAACCAGCTCAATGAGCTGGGTCAGCGCAGCGCATATGGTGAGTGGGGGCCGGTCACTGCGCTGTATCAGAGTAACCAAGGTCTGGAGACGCTGAGGCTTACGGTCGCGGTGGGCGGGCATGCCGAGGCCGGCGGGGTCGAGATCGGCGGCGTGTTCGACATAAAGGTGGCCTTCACGGGCTTTCCGTACCCCAGCATGGGGGCTTACAACACCGGGTGGGCGGATCATTTCCAGTTCAACGGCCCGGTGTACCAGTGCGACCCGGCGTTCTCGCCGAGTGACCCCGGTCCTCGGTCGAGGTTCGATACGTCGAACGCGGTGTGGGTGTGTGATGCTCCGGTGAAGGAGCCGGACATGAACGCGACCCTCGCAGGCCCGCCACTGCTGGCCGAGGGTGTGAGGTCACCGCTGCCCCTATACACCATAGAGACCGGGTCGGGCACCACAGCAGCGGTGACCCTTGGCAACCCGGATACGACTGTCGGGATCATGCAGCCTGACTGGTGTGCTGGGGTGGGCGGCTCAGCGATCCTCACCACACCGCTGAGCGGGAAGCAGTATTGGGAAGTCGAGATCGTCACACTGCCGCACAAGGTGCCGGCCCCGTACAATACGGACCTGTCGGGCTTCACCGTTACGCACACGATAGACAACGGCACGCCACACCCGACCCATGAGACGGTCGCGTACCATATCCCCATCGCCTTTTTGACGGTACTACAGCAGGGGTTAGGCTTTCAGGGTAGCTTCACTACCACATGGCCATCCGGGCTGGACGCTTTCGGGTCGCCGTGTATCGGCATCGTGCCGGGATATTATCTACCTGCCGATATGCTGCCGGGTATCTCTACCGCACCACCACTGCACTTTCAGGACTACACACGGTCGGTCGGGCTTGACCCCGTGATTGACCCGAAGGGTGACAAGTCCAAACTCGCGCGCTCGATCTACCTAACCCGCACGTCGGCGATTGCGCAGGCTCAGCTTGTTCCCTCAAGCAGTACGGCAGCACCATCCACCACCATCAATTATCCGGGTGTGTGGGAAGTTCCGGTCGTCCTTGGCAGCGATCAGATCACACAGGCCGAGGCGTATTTGCAGGCTCAGGTCGATGGCACCGCAGGGTCGTACCCGGCAGGGTCTGCTAGCGCTGCGCTAACCACACTTGGGGTGAGTGACCTTGCGGCATACAAGGCAGCGGTGCTGGCGTATAGTGCTGACCCCACACACGCCCCCGTACCAGTTATGCCTGCTGTAGCGTATATCAAGGCCGACCCCAGCACTGGGGTTTCGACGGTTGAGGCCGGAGCGATCACAGAGCGTAACGGCTGGAGCTTCTGCTGCGCAGATAACCCTGTTCTCAAGGCCCCTCCCGGCGGGACGCTGACGCCGGATTACGAGGTCGTATATGGGCAGCATATGTACTTCCCGATGGCAGGGGATCGAGGGATTTACCTAGTTACAGGCCTCGCCCCCAACCTCATATACCCAACACCGACCACACTTGCAAACATTACCCCTGTCGATGCTGCGTTCGCTGCTGCGCAGAAAAACGGCTACGTGTTTATGGGTATGGCGTCCGGGCCTGACTTGACTGGCGCTGTCGTTACATCGTCGAGCGGTTCTGGTGCGACGTATTACGTCAATCAGGCATACCAAGGGTGGAATTACTCCATGTATGTGGCTGCGAGCTATGTCGGTGGCACGGATGCGGACGGTCGCGCGTACCCACGGTACACGTCCGGCTATACAGCCACGATAGTCAGCCAGCCCAGCCCCGGCAGCGATGCGTACACGGTGTACTACTTTGCGTCGGACAATTATACCACGACGCTCGCTGCGGTGACGGACGTATCTGCGGTGTGGTCAGCTAGCCCCAAGCCGACGCAGGGGCTGCATAGTGCCGGCTATCACGCCCCCGTCTATGTGGGGCGTGTGGACAGCGTAGCGGATGACACCAAGATCGGCGACGGCACGACGATACCACTGGACGGCTCACTCGCCAACGTCGGTCAGACCATGGGGCTGATCGGGCAATTCACCGGCGTTGACCTCGGCCCGCTGGTCGAGGGCGACGTGGTGATGATGGCGGCGGACACGGCCAGCGGGAAGGTCTGGTTCGGCAAGAACGGTGACTGGTATGCCCCCGGCAGCCAGTACGTCGCCAGCGCCGTGCTGGACGCAACGTCGGACGGCCCCGCGTTCGGGACCAAGTGGGCGGCGATCATGGATGGGGGCAAGAACTCGGCGACCCCAGTAACTGTGGACGCGACCACCCCGACGAAGGATCAGCCGCCGGAGTATTTCCCGGCGGTGGGCTTCCGTCAGGGGCCACTTGAGGCTAAGATACACTACGGCTCCGGCATGAAATACAAGACGCCGAACGGCTTCACGATTTATGGCCTGACGCAGGTCGTGTAACGGTGTCCACCACGAGGATAGTGTTCTATGTCGATGACCCCCGCGTTCCCCGCCATCCCGGTCCCGCCCGTTCAGGCAGCACCCGGCACGTTTAGCAGCCCGGACACCGTGATCGCGACCGGCGGCCAGATGGTTGCTCTGGCGCAAGACTTCATGGGCCGCCTTGAGAGTGCGGCCTATTTCACCGCGCCCACCATCAACACGGACCTCCCCACCATCCCGGCGGCTCCCGCGCCTGTCACCGCGCCGATGCCTACGCTCGCGGACGTTACGTGGGTCGTACCGGGCTCGCCTGCTGACCTTTCGGCGGTGGTGCCGGACGTGACCCAGTATCTTCCCGGCCCGTTCTCCGGCACGCTCCCCGGCCTCGTGTTCGGCACCATGCCCATCGTGGATTATGGCAGCGCCCCGGATCAGCCGGCTATCGACCTGAACTTCACTTATCCGACGCTCAATCTCAATCTGCCTGTCGCGCCGTCGCTCATGAGCGTGAGCGTTGGCCTGCTGGGCGACGTGGTTCTGCCGACGTGGACCGCAGAGATGCCGATCCTGCTGGCGATGCCTCCGAATATCGTGGGTTATGCTGAGGGGGCGATTTACACCTCGACCCTGCTCTCGTCGCTCTCGAACGACCTGAACCTCGCCATCACCACCGGCCAAGGCCTTGTCGTCGGCGGCGACATTGAGACCGCCATGTGGGACCGCGCGCGAGAGCGTGAGTACCGCCAGCAGGCCGACGCCCTCGCCGACCTTGAGCGCATGGAGGAGCTAGGGTACGCCTTCCCGCCGGGCATCTACCTCGACGCTCGGATCAAGGTCCAGACCGAGACGAACAACACCATCGCGGGGCTCAGCCGCGAGATCATGGTCAAACAGGCTGAGAACCTGCTGGAGAACTTGAAGCAGGCGCGCACCATCGCGACCGAGCTGGAGGGCAAGCAGATCGACTATGCAAACCTGATCGCCCAGCGTGCGTTCGAGAGCGCCAAGTTTGTCGCCGAGGTCTCTGTCCAGATTTACAACGCCGAGGTCGAGGCCTTCAAGGCGCAGCTCGACGGCTACCGCACGCAGGCGCAGGTCTTTGAGACCCTGCTGAAAGCCGCCGAGACGCAGGTCGAGATATACAAGGCTGAGGTCGAGGCCGAGAAGTTGAAGGTGGACATGAACACCTCCATCGTCGCCCAGTACGAGGCTTTGATCCGGGCGCAGAGCCTGTTCGTGGACATTTACAAGGCAGAACTTGGGGCTATCGAGACGCAGGCCAATCTCCAGAAGATCGTGGTGGAAGCCTACGGTGCGGAAATTCAGGCCTATACCGGCAAGATCGGCGCATATTCCGCCGAGGTGAACGCCTACAAGACGCAGATCGACAGTCAGCAGGTTATCGTCAGCGCCTACAAGACGCAGGTGGACGCTTACGCCGCGCAGGTGCAGGCCGGGGCCACCAGCGCCAACGCCGTGATCGAGGGGTACAAGGCCACAGTTACTGGGTACACCGCCCGACTGGACGCCTACCGCGCGCAGCTCATGAGCATGTCCGAGCAGGCCAAGGCGGCGTCCGAATACAACACGGCGACTGCGGATGTATATCGGTCGGAAATGTCCGCGCTGGCGTCGTACAATGAGGTCTTGACAAAGCAGTGGCAGGCCGGCATCGAGATCGCCGAGAAGCAAGCGGAGGTGGCTGTGCAGGCTGCCAAGGCCAACGGCGATCTGTATTTGCAGGCCAAGACCGTAGCGGTTGAGGCCATCAAGGGTGGGGCACAGGTCTCGGCGCAGATCGGCGCAGCGGCCCTCAACGCCATCCACTTCTCCACCTCGGCATCGTGGTCCTCGGCCATGTCGCAAAGCTACGCCGGCTCGATTGGGGCCAGCTTCTCGCAGGTCGAGAGCGAAAGCATCAGCGGATAAAGGATATAACCTATGGACATCGGTTCGCTCGTACAACAGAAATACAACATCGCGCAGCAGGACGCCAACGCGCGCACCACGCAAGTGCAGTCTCAGGCATCGCTCGACGCGGTGCGTGCAGGCCTCATGCCGCAACAGCTCAACAACGAGGGGCTGTTGCAACGCGCGCAGGCTGGTCACCTCGACGCCCAGACAGGCATGGTCGCCCCTCTGGGGCAGGCCAGCATCGACGCATCCCGCGCGCAGATCGGAGTGGCTGGCGCACAGACCGGGCTGCTCGGCGCACAGACCGGGCTGCTCGGCGCACAGACGGCGTCGGCCAAGCTGGACCTCCAGCCCATGAGCCAGCCGATGATTGACGCTCTGAGCGCGGCGCACGCCGGGCGCATGGGCACCAACGCGCGCCTCCCCGGCCAGCTCGGGCAGCCGTCCTCGCTCCTCGAAAAAAACCCCGATGGCACGCCTAAATACGGTGCGGTGAGGGGTTACGCGTCTGGCACGTCCGACGTCCCCGGCCCCGGCAGCGGCGCGCAGGACAGCGTGCCGGCTGAGCTGGCACCGCATGAGGCGGTCCTGAACCAAGGCGCAACGGCGCACCTCGGCCCGCAGCTCATCGACGTGCTGAACGCGCTCGGCGCGCACAAGATGGCCATGGAGGGCAATGCGCCTCAGACCCCGCCCGGCGGCGCAGCCCCCGACCAGCCCGACGACCAGCCGGCCCCCAAGGCCGAAAAGAAGCCGCCGGGCAAGGGGATGCCGGCGGCGAAGAAAACAGCCAAGAAATAATTTCCGGCTTTTTCCGGCTGACGATCAGTGGAAGCTGATCGTCAGGTGGGCGAAGGCCCACGCCACTAGCCAGCCGCAGCCGCACACGACAGCCAGAAAACCGATCACCGCGAGCGCGATAAGCGGCCTCAGATCGGGCATACCGTAATCGCTCATTTGTCTGTCCCTGTTTTGGTCATGTCCGTGCCACCGATCACCTTGAGGTCGTGAGCCGACAGGCGTGGAGCCGTAGTTCCTGTGGTTGCGTTGGTCACGGCGGTGGTGATCTCCTCCGACCGCTTTGCAACCGCCTCATGGTCCATGTTGACCACGTAGGTGTTGACGCGACCACCCTCCAGATACGAGCCCTCGGCGAGGCTCTTGCGCGTCATGCGTAGGATCACCCCCTGCTCGATCAGCGCGTCAACGAAGTCGCGGCGAGGGTATTTGCCCCGTTGACAGAAGCGGTGGAACGCGTCCGTCGCGAGATAGAGCAGGTTCTTGTGCTTCTCCAGCCGCGCCTTGACACTCTGGTGCGTGGGCAGCTTGAGGTCCACGAGCACGTTCTTACCCGCATCCACCAGCACCGTGCCATGAACGACCTCACCAATGCAGTCGTTCAGCGCGGCGGCGGGAGAGATGTACTCCTCAACCAATATCCCGCGCATACGGGGCAGCATGATGTTGAACGCGTAGTCACGCACGGCGTTGGGCTCGAACGACAGCAGCCCCAGATGCTTGGCGATGCGCAGCCCCAAGACGGTGCAGCACACAGAGATAGTCCAGAAGCGCTCGCTGACTTTCAGATTATACTTCTTCTCAGCGTTGGCCACGAGCTGCGTGAGGGTCTGCTTCGCCCAATCATACTGCTCCATCGTGTAGATGATGACGGCTTCGCCGATATGCCCATAGTTCTCGGCCAAGGTTTGCATCATGATCTCGGCCTGCAAACGGTTCGACGTAGCGGGCGGGATATTAAGCTCGATCACACGCATGGAGGTGGCATCGCCGACCTGCGAGCCCTCGGCGAGGAGGGCGTGCAGGCTGCCATTGCCAGTCGAGAGGATCAGGTTCGCCTTCGTGTCGTTCGCCTCACCGCTGGAGCCAGTCGGTTTGATAAGTGAGCGGTTCGCTTGCAGGCCCAGACGTGCGCGCGGCTGCGACACTTCGTAAGCGAACGACCGCGCTCCCTCAGGGAGAAGGCCGGACAACTCATCCACACCGAACGGCAGGCTATGTAGGGCGAACATACACTCGGATCGTGCCTTGGGGGTCGCACCCACGTCCTTGGTGGCGTTGAGATAGTTGGCTCGCGGGTCGCCGAAGAAACCCATCGCAGCCATCAGCATCGCCGACTTGCCGCCGCCGGAAAGGCCGCTGGCGTGGACGATGGCCCCATGCTGCCCAGTCATGTGCATGAACAGCGAGCCCAGAGCCGCACCAATATAGAACTGCTGGGGTAGGTATTCCGGGCGGTTGTAAAACTCCATCGCCGAGATTTGTTCTTCGATGGTGCCGGCCTTGCCCAGACGCAAAATCTCAGCAAAACCGGCGGTGTTGCCGCCGTACTGCACCGGGCGCTTGGAGCCGTCGCGCATGATCTTGGTGTGGCCGAGCGCGAAGGCCTGATAGTTGTCGATCCAGCCCATGTGTGTGTGCTGGGCTTCTGGGGCGGTGTCCCGCTGGAGCTTCCGAATGTACGCGACCATGAAAGTCTGCACCAGTTTGATGTTTGCGGCGTCGATGTAGATTGAGAGATCGGCGAGTGCCTGTACGAGCTTGTTCAGATCATAGATCACACCCGACGCGAACACCACCATTTTTGGTTTTTCGTTCGGAACGTAAGCGCACCATACGTGCTGGTCGTTGCGTCCGTTGCTGTCGGTCTGGCGGGTCACCGGAAAGAGCTTGTATTGGAGCACGTTCTGCCAGAAGGTTTTCTCGCCCTTCTCCATGCGGATGGCAACACCCTGCTTGGTCCACGCGTAAGCCTCGGGTAGCTCCGGCGGTTCCACAGTCAGCTCGGCGTCACCACCCATTGAGAGCTGCATCGCCGGTGGCGGCTCGTTGGTGATCTGCGGCACATACGGCGCACGCACCGGGCTGGAGCATACACCCCAGAGCGGGCACTTACCGCATATGTCGTTACCCGACTGGTCGTTCAGTACGTTGCATGTGGTCGGGCCAACGTGATGTTTGTCCTGATCGGCGAGTTTCTTGTCCACATACGCAGCGTCATACTCAGGATAGTCCTTCGCGGACAGCTCGTGACACTTCTCCACGCCATCGGAGCACTTGCGCACGGCGGCTATCAGCTTGTGCCAGTAGGTATATGTGATGCCGCCACCCACCTCGGCGAAGTGACGGAACTGCCCGCACACCTCGGCGACCTGATCGAACGACGGGACTTGCCCGCTAAACTCCATGGTAGTGTTGGACCCGAGACCCCCAGTGTCGCCCGCAGTAACTGTGAACGATGCGTCAATGTCGGTCGAGATGCCGGCTTCCTCGCACGCATCGTAGAGCGCCTGATACAACTCGTCGGGTTCCGTCGCCACGCCGACGTGCTTCACGACAACAGGGCGAGGGGCCGTCTGCTTGAAGTTCAATGTGTTGGGGATGCGCAGGACCGACGACTGGTCCTTGATCCGCGCGCGGTCGGCCTTGAAGCCGTGGTGAAGTACCAGCCGGTACAGCAGTGTGGCCGAGTACAGCCAGCGTTTTGTCGAGATGTCACGCGTGAACGGCCAGTAGACGTGCACGCCCCCACCGGAGCCCACGAGTGTGGGTTCGGGGAAGCCGATAGTCTTGCAGAACGCTTGAAGCTCGGAGACGGCCTCACCGCGGGATGCGAACTTGTGGCCGCCGGTGCCAACGTCAAGGTCGAGAAACAGGCAGCGCGCGCGGGCCATGTTGGTCTGCGCGCGCTTGCCCTTCTTCAAGTTCTCCTTGAGCGTATGGATGCAGAAGTACACGTCAACCGTTTTGCGCAGTAACTTGGCTTGCTGCACGACCTGCTGGATGTCGGTACGAACGTAGTGTCTATAGCCGGAACACTCTTTACCGTTATCGTCGGTCCACTTGACTTGCACGGCAAGGCAGTAGTTGCCTTCATCCGGCCACACGGATTGCAGAAATTCCAGCATATTCATGACGACATCCAGCAGCGGTTATATTGACGTAATTAGAGTTTGCCGCGCAGGAAGGCCTCCAAACTCGCGTCAAGTTCGGACTGGGTGGTGCTGCGCAGATAGCCGGTGAAGATCGTCGGCCTCGGCACCTCAGCCTCCGGCGTATGCTTCGCTCCGAAGGTTTTCCCGTCCAGCACCGGCTTCGTTCTGGGCGTAGGCTCCTGCGCGACGGTGTCGCGACGGCCCTCATAGGGGTCACGTTGGGGGCCGTCGCGCATGTAAGTCGGCTTGGTCTGGGCGTTCGTGGTGGCCGCCTCCCTCATGCACCCGAACTCATCGTAGATCAGGTGCCGCAAGTCGGCGTCACCGCGCTCGGCGAGGATAGCCTTGAGGAGGATCAGGTAAACGATCATGTCGTCCACGCGGCCAGACAGCGGTTCCGCACGATCACGGACCACACCATCCTGAATGTCCTGAACGTACTGCATCACCGCGTCGTGGTGCTTGTTATAGTAGATACTCCAGACGACCTCCATGGGGACGTGCGTCTGTGCCGCATTACGGCGGAAGTTGGCGAGGCGGTCAGTGTCGCCCGCGTATTCGCCACCCTTCAAGACGCTGAGCTGGTTGATCTTGTCTTGGGTCTGGTCAACAAGCCGGTCCCATGCCGCGAAGTTAAAAGTCTGCGCCATCGTAGTTCCTTTAATGTTTTCCGGGGGTTGGGGAACGCCCCACCAAAACTGGCGGGGCGTCTATTATCTGGGCTCGATCAGGCTAATGCAAGCCTCAATCGTCGTCCCACTCGCCGAGCAGAGCCTCGACATTCTGGGGGGTCGCAACCGGCTTGACGGGCTTGGCCGGCGCATCCTCATCGTCCTCCACGACGACGGGCTTCTTCTTCTTGACCACGACCGGCGCATCCTCATCGTCCTCCACGACGACGGGCTTCTTCTTCTTGACCACGACCGGCGCATCCTCATCGTCCTCCACGACGACGGGCTTCTTCTTCTTGACCACGACCGGCGCGTCTTCGTCATCCTCGACCGGCGCGGGCTTCTTCTTGGGCGGCAGAACCGGCGCGTCTTCGTCATCCTCGACCGGCGCGGGCTTCTTCTTGGGCGGCAGAACCGGCGCGTCTTCGTCATCCTCGACCGGGGCCTTGGGCTTCTTCTTGGGCGGCAGAACCGGCGCGTCTTCGTCATCCTCGACCGGGGCCTTGGGCTTCTTCTGCGCCACAACCGGCGCAGCGGCGGGGGCTTCAAGCACCTTGTGCCCATCCGCGCCTTCCGGCGACCACGTACCGGACAGCAGCTTGAGGACTTCGGGCGACTTCGACAGCTTGGCGACGATGGCGAGATCAGCCGGCTCCAACCATTTCTCCGGCGAGAAGATGACCTTGGGATAGTCCGTCTTCGGATCGAACTTGAGCTTGGTCACCAGCGCACCAGTGTGCTTGATGCCTTTGGTGCGCAGGTATTCCGTATAGTTGTCGAACGCGAACCAGCCGGCAGCCTCCAGCTCGGGGGACTGACCATCGTAGATGGACGTGATCGCGAGCTTCAAGCGCAGCGGCGTGAAGGACAGATCGTTCGACGGGATGACAGCCACCATACGGTGCTGCGAACAGGCCGTAACCGCCTTGTTGTTGTCCGACACCTTGGAGCCCTTCTGCGACCACGGACAGGTGTCGCACTTCTTCGACGGCGCATCGACCACCGAGGGGTGCGGCGTAATGCCATCGTCCGACCAGCACGCCGGCTTGCCGGGCTTGTCCGGGTCATACGCACCCTCGTAATAGGCGCGGCCACGACGGGGCGCATAGCCAAGGATGATGGCGCGGAAGATCGCCGCCGGAACCAGATCGCCGTCAGCGTCGCGCTTCTCCAGAATGGTCTTCTCGCCATTCAGGTTGATCGCCCACTTTTTGCCACCGTAGGTCAGCGACGGTACGGACTGGCGGTCAGCGATATTGCTGCCCTCGTCCGAGTTGAAGAAGTCCTGAATGTGCGCCGGGAGTGCCGGTGCTTTGAAGATAGCGAGATCATTTGCCATTGTTATGCTCTCAGATTGAAGTTAGTTGGATGTACGAACGCGGATTTCGCGCTCACGCAATACACTGACGCCCGGCGGCAACTCGCCTTGGTGGGCATCCATGTATTCTTTGACGAACGTCGTTTTGATCCGACGCTCCAACGCATCAAATGCGCCTTCCTTCGCGACGAACGCATAGAACGCGTTCCAGTCGTCGCCACGAGGGATAACCTTCTCTTGCCAATAGAACTGGCCAGCCGCAGTGTTGGCCGACTTGGCGCTGTTGGCGTTGAGAAAGTTCAACATAGCCGCTTCAAGCGTCTTCTGCTGTTCTTTGATCGCGTTATCCGCAGCGTCAAACTCGCGCTTGAGCTGGGCACGCTTGTCTCGCATCTTGTTGTAGATGCGCACGACACGTTCGGTGTCGAGGTGGACTTGGGCGTTGGCTGCATCTTGGTCCATGGGGGATACCTACGCTATGTACTTGCGGTACAGTTGGAGCATATCATACTGGTTCTTGGTTGCAACATCCGTCTTATCGTAATAGTCCCACTCAAGCGGATGCGCGCCAATGCGTACCAGTGTCATATGATTTTTCTGTCCCGCACGGTTGAAACGCTCGATCACCTGTTGAAACTGGGCATTGGAGAAGATCGGAGCGTAGAAGATGGTGGTGTCAGCCTCAGTCAGATTGAGGCCATGCGACATAACTTTCGGGTGGCACAGTAGGACGTGGGGGTCAGCCCCGCTCTTAAAGTCTTGTATGGTCTTGCGGCGCTGTCCGGGCGACACATCGCCGTTCAGAACCCCCACACTGTACTGCTTCGCGATCTCCTTGGCAAGGCTCTTAATGATGCCTTTGAATGGCACGATCACAATAACCTTCGCGTTGGCCCTCGCAATGCAGTCCATCAATACCTGCACTCGTGGTGCGTGATCGATGGTCATGTACGTATCACTATCGGGGTCTTTCACGCAGCCGCAGAGAATTTGCCGCAGCTTCGTGATACGGTCGGCAGCGTTGACTGCCGTAATCATCCCCCCATTGAGTTGGTTCTTCACGTCCTCAAGATACATCTCCTCCTTCATGGTGTCAAACGCCTTGCGCTGCGCGGCGGTGAGTTGCGCTTGACGGCGTGTAGTAACTACGGGCGGCAGAGTTATGCAGTCCTGCTTACGGAACCGGATTGCCGGCTGCATAACTTCATAGGCGAGGCTGTTCGCGCCCCTGCGGGGCACCCACTTGAACGGGGTGATCTGCATCATTGTGTCGCGCTTGAACTGGCCAAAGTATTTCGGCACCCCAGTGGGGTTGACCAGCTTGGCTTGCGCCCACGCGTCGGTCGGGTCGTTGGGGCACGGCGTACCAGTCTGCCACCACAGGCGCATATCAGGCCGCAGCATAGCCGCAAGTGCCTTGTACTTCTCAGACTGGGCGTTGCGAAACTCGTCACCCTCATCGATGATGACGACGGATATGTCCTTGTCGCTACGGATGATCTTATTGATCTCGGCGATCTTCACCCCATCGTGGTTGAGGATGTAGAAGTCGAAGCTGCCCGACAGTGCCTTCTTGCGCTGGTCACGCGAGCCATGGACGACCACAGCCCGGCGGTGCATCAGCGTGTCGAAAATGTCTTGGAGCCACACAGTCTCCAGCGTCGAGAGCGGTGCACAGATGAGCACCTTCTTGATCTCGCCGAGCTTCATGAGATAGTCGGCGGCCCAGAGTGCCGAGTTGGTCTTCATCGTGCCGGGGTCCGACAGGTTGAAGCCGCGCTTGTTCAGCGTCCAGAACTCAGCCATCTCGATCTGGTGCTCATACGGCTGGAACCTACCCGGCCACAGATAGCCGCACCGGATGGGGGATGGCACCTCGTAACCGAGGTTACGGAGCACCCTCGTGTTGTGCAGCGTCCACTTCGCGGCGAAGTTATATTCTGGGTCATGCAGTGTCCTCGACTGCGGGAGCAGCCCGCGTAGGTAGAAGGGGTCTTCAACGTGAAGCGCAATGCTCTGCGTAGCCGAGGATACATACATGGCTTATTTACCCGTAATCAGCAGTGTCGGTTCGGTGAGGGTGCGAGCAATGTTCAGCAGCTCAGCGCCGACCGCGTCAGGCAACTTCTCGCCCATGGAGGTGTGCACCGTTGCGGTCTCGAACAGCGCCAGCCATTTGGCGAACAGCCCGATGGTCTTTTCGTCCACCACGAACCCGAAACCATCCTCAGCGTAAATTGACTGGAGATACTGTTTCTGGTTTATGGTCGGTTTGTTTCCGCCGAACTTGGCTTCGACAGCGATGAAGACGCCACGCTTGAGCGCGTTGATGTCGGACACACCGACCTTGCCGAAGCCGTTGGCCGGCGGCATCCACCAAAACGCACCCCACGCATCCAGCAGCTTCTTGATGTCGTCCTTGACGTGGCGTTCAGACCCATAGGTCGTGCGTAGCTTGTATGGTTTCATGCTTGATCCCTCCTAATTAACCCACAACCAATCTCGTTCGAGATTGCATCGACAGCCGCTCTATACGCGTCATAGACTGGCTCCATACGTTCGACAAACTTAGGCATGAGTAGGTGCCAGTCGGCCGCGTCGAAGTCATCCTGTTCCGGGGTGAACATCGCCGGAGGACGTTTCGGTATTGTGTCCCAATAGACGAATGTGAATAATCCCGGCTCGTCACGCGTTGCCTTTCGCACGTAGTGACCAACTTCGTCGCAGTGCGTTCGCCATGCAATCCGTGTGATATACACACCATTCTTGACGAGACGTTCTAGTGCGTCATCCCATGTCATGGTTACATCCTCGGGGGTTTCCAGTGCTCACAGGTCTTGACGGGGCACCAGCCGTTGCAGAGCCCGGAGGGTCGCGCCTGCCATATGTCCGTGCTGTAGGCCTGTTTATACTGGCGTAGGTCAGGGATGAACAAGTCCCACATTTCCGGCACCTGCTCGCGGGTGTAGGTCTTCGTCGTCTCCTTGCACGTCTTGGTCCAGTAGAAGGCAGTTTCGATCTGCTCCAGAGCCGGATACATCGCGAACATGTGGATGGCGAAGAGTGCGAGCTGGTGCGGCTTGGTGTGGGGCTTGCCAGTCTTGTAGTCCACGGCCTTACCATACGGGCCGTGGACGTTGTGCCAATCGATGATGCCTCGGAAGAACGTGTCCGGGGCGAAGAAGTGGCACGGGTGAAGTTTCTTGTCGAGTGCGATCTTACGCTCCGTAAACGAGTGACCGGCCATATTGGACAGCTCCCCCATGTACAGCTCGTGTTCCTTCAACTCATATGGCAGTGGCACACCACTCTCGATACGATCCTCGAAGTGCTTATGCACGCGCTCACCCCAGACCATCTGGGGTGATTGCTCCTCCTTGACGGTCTTCGACACGTACTTCGCCTCATACTGCCGAGGGCAGTTCTTGAAGGTGTCGAGCGCACTAAATGACCACGCCTTTGGTTTCATAGTTACTGTTGCTCCTGCGGTTTCTGGTTCAGCCGCCCATGGCCTCAACCAGTTTGTCGATGCGAGCCTGCAACGCCGGCTCCAGATCGTTCTCGTACAGGGCCGTGCTGGCGAGGTTCAGGACGAGCTTCGCTTCATCCCGGCTCCACTTGGCTGCGACCGGGGCCGGACGGGGCGTAAGGGCCGCCTGACCCTTCGGCTCGTGCAGGATCGAGTGCTTCTTGGTGGCCTTCGTCTTGCCCTCAGCCGCCGCCGTGGCCACCGCGTCCTTGAGGATCGTCGTGGCTTCCGTGGCGTGCTCGCGGACAGTCTCAGCAGCGAAGGTCGCCGACACACGCCCCTCCCGAACGAGCTGGTGGACCTCAGCCGGGGCCGACTGGAAGTCGAGGAGCTGCGCCACGCACGACTGGCTCTTGCCGATCCGCCGCGCCACGTCGGTGATGGACAGACCGAAGGTGAGGGCGCGCTTCACGAGCTGCCCCTCCTCCAGCATGGTGAGGGCCTTGCCAGAGTTGGACGTGCTCTGCCGCAGCAGCCGGTCCACGTCGTTGATGCCGCGTCCCTCCGGCACGCAGGGGACGGTCGGGATTTCAAAGCCCTCGGCGATCAGCTCCTTGACCGCAGTCAGGCGGCAGTGCCCAGCGCCGACGAAGACCTCGTCACCGACCGAGAAAATCTCCAGCGGGTGGGAGGGCAAGAACCCCACCTCGCGGATGGAGGCCTTGAGATAATCAATGTGCACGCGAGTGTCCGGCGAGGTCAGATCGCGTGCGTTGAGGCCCGGCTGGATGTCAATTTCCAACGGGTTAAAATTCAGGAGAGCCGAACGGCTCACCGCCATATCTTTTAAGCTGGCCATGGTTGCACCTTGGGGATTGAGGTTTAGTCGAGGGTGATGCTGAGCGCGCACGCCACCTTGTGCAGGTGCAGCGCTTGAGTGATCGCATCGTCCACGGCGTTGTGGAACACGCCGGAACGCTCCAGTTTGAGGGTGGGGGCGAGGCTCTTGACCGTGCGGTAGCAGCGGTCATGCCAGAACTTCCACGGTGTTTCGAGACCCAGACGCTCGTAGGCGCGGCGCAGGATCACGTTGTCGAAGGTCGAGCCGTTGCCCCAGAGGGGCAGGCTCTTGTCGCCGAACCACATGGCGAGACCCTCCAGCGCCGACACAATGTCAACGCGGTCGGAGCCGAGCAGCGACGTGCGAGCCTCGTTACGCTCGGCGTCCATCCACCAGAGGACAGTGGCGGGGTCCATGACGCCGCCGAACTTGTGGGCCGACGCCGGGTCGATGGCGACGTAGAACTTGTCGCGGATGGGGTTCTCGTTGGCCGGGGTGTTGGGGTCGAACTTCACCGCTCCAATGGAGAGGATCAAGGCGTCGTTGTTGGTGCCGAATGTTTCGATGTCAACCATAACATGGTTCATTGGGGATACTCGTGTCGGGGGTTGGCTTTGGGACAGGGTTGTCCCAAAGTTAGTGTTGTTGGGGGCTGGCTGCACCGCAGCGCATGATGCCCATGCTGTCGTGGTCGGTGAATTGCTCCGCCGCGTGCAGAGCCTCCACGGCGTCTTCCGGGTTGCCATACAGGCCGCCGATCATGACGCCGATAGCAGCAACAACAAGCCACGCCTCGCGCCCCATGCAGAAAATCTCCAGCTCCGTGGCGAAGTCGGCGATCTGCTGCATCTGCTCTCGTGTGGCAGTCTCTGTGTGGGACTGATCGGTCATGCCATGCCTGCGCCCTTGGTGCGCTTGTAACTGCGGTTTGCGTGCTGGGATACGGCGCGCAGGTTGGCGGTTGCAGTCTCAGAGCCACCCTTGACCAACGGCTTCTTGTGGTCAATGTCCTTCTTGGAGCCGGGCTTAATCATCCCCAGCTTGATCGCCTTGCGCCGGGCGCGGTGCCGGACAGCACTTCCGCTGTCGTGTCCCGTCGCCACTTCCCCGCGCGCTTTGGCGGTCTTATACTCCTCGGCGTAATTTCTGTGGTAACCCGCTGAGCTAGGCATCATCATCCTCCTCGACATCGTCGTCGGTTTTCGGGGCCGCAACCTCGACGGGGCGATACCCCATCTGTTTGAACTGCTCTTTCGAGAAGCGCTCAGTGAAGTCGCCTGCGGGGCCGGTCAGGACCATGTGGCCGCTGTCCTTGTCCCACGACTTCACGAGGTACGTCTTGCCGGTGTTCTTGTTCTGAAACGCGATAGCCATCATTTCGCTCCTTTATCCGGGTGGTAGTCACGCAGCCCACCCCACGACGGACCTGTCTTGCAGTCCCATGTGAGGGGTATTGGTGGGCTGAAACCCCATGCTCTCTTGTAGGGTAGATTATCAAGAATGTACTTGATGTCAACCGCCGCACGCTGAACTTTGTCGTTCGGCACGAACAAATATATGCCGTCGTGCAAATCCCATGCGAAGTACGCACCTATATCACGAAGGTACGGTGCGATGCAGGCCATGGCCAGATACTTCTGATCCGCGCCTGTCCCCTGAATGGGGTAGTTGATCGACGTACTCTCCATGCTCCACGACAGTGGACCGCCCCAGTCACCCACCACCTGCACCCGTCGTCCGCCCAGCGTCTCGACGTAGCCGATTTTGCGGGTTAGCGCGATCTGCGCACGCCAGTATTTGGGGACGCCAGTATAGGTCTTCTGGTACGTGAAGTGAATGACCTTCGCTTCCCCCTCCGTCATCGGAATATCGTACTGCGAGCGCGCAACGACACGCAGCTTACGCGCGCTGGTTCTATATTGGAGGGACAAGTTTCCCACCTTGCCACTCTTACGCGCGTTCTTCGCCTCCTTGTCCTCCTCCTTGTTCTCCATGATCCAGTGATAGTCACGCCCAGCAATCTTTGCACCCATGTAACTGTGGGCGTCTTCGCCGGGCATACAGAGCTGGAGCATCGTCTCGTCTCCGCTCTTGATAGCCATCCAGCGGAACTCCTGCCCCGCCGCGTCAAACTCCATGACAGTGAAGCCGACCGGAGCGACAACCTGACCACGGAATAACTTGTCGTTCTTCATCTGGTGCAGGGCGAACCCGATGGGCAACAGTATGTTCTTGGTGGTGCCGGCACGCACACCGGGACCAGTGCCCTTCTGGCTCGACGCGTAGGTCAGGCGGCCCGAGTAGGTGCCAAAGATAATCGCCTGCGGGTGCACGCGGAAGTCACCGTTGTATCTGGTGCTCTTGACCATGGCGTCTGCGAACTTCGTCTTGAGGTTCAGCGCCTCACGATAGTTACGCACCCCCTTGGCGCGCTCGTCCTCCAGCCCCAGCTCGTGCAGCGTCTCCTTGTCGGTGGAGCGCGCGGTTACGCCGGTGATCTTCGATCTGGTCTCCTTGAGGACCGGCAGCCCCCACTGGTCGTAGAGCAGCTTAGCCAGTTTGGCCGGCGAGCGGACGATCTCCTCGGTGACGCCGTGGTGCTGGAGGGATTTCAGCTCCCGCCGTGCGTCCCGAGTTAGTTTATTCGACAGGTCGTGGCTCGACAGCGTGTCCACGATCAGCCCTTGGAAGTTGGCGCGGGCGAACATGGGGATGGTCTTGGCCTCAGCCAAGGCAGCCCGACGCTGCTGGGGCTCCAGCACGTTCCAGTAATGCCGAGCACCGATGTAGGTGAAGATGTTGTCCTTCTTGTTATACGCGTGCAGTGCCGCGCGGGCTTCCGGGCTACGGTCGTGGAAGTCAATCTCTGTCTCGTAACCCGCGTGGTGCGGCATGAACTCACGCACGAACTGCTTGAGGCTATAAGACTGCCGGTTCTTGGGGTTGGCATCGTACTCCGGCTCGACAAAGTAATGCTTCCACAACAACATACCGTCGAGGTACTTGTTGTCGAACACCAACTCCTCAAGGTCATAACCGAGGAGCACCTGAATATCGAACTGTACGTTCCAGCCCACGATGGTGAGCTTCTTGTCTCGCGCCATGGTCAGCATCGTCTTTGCTAACTCGCGTGTGCGCTCATAGTCGTGCGGGTTGTCTTCGTCATCCTGCACGCCACCCCAGAAGCGGTTCTTCTCGCCGTCATGCCGCAGCCATACGAGGCTGGTTCCCCACGCACGGCCTTGGGGGATGCGCCACGGTTGCAGCGCGTACTCCTTCTTGGTGCCCGACGTTTCCCAGTCGAACGTCAGGTAGTTGTTGTCGTCGCCCCACTCAGACATCCCACATCTCCTCCAGATCGGTGCCCCACAGCATCTTGGAGGTGCGGTGCAGTTTGGTGCTATGGCGATGCGTCGCCTCACGCTGGAGGCAGCCACACGACCGTGTCGGGTCCGTTGTGCGCATTAAGCCAGCGCGCCCAACAACTTTTTTCGTGCCACACGAGCATGAGCACATGTATCGTGATCGACCGCGCACACCGTTCGCCGCACGGCTCAAGACCGTGAGACGACCGAACCGTGTGCCTGCCACTAAGTCTGGTACTATAATTGCCATAGTCACTCCATGGGTCTGGGCATATCAGGGTTAGTGTCTTTGCTCGGGGCAATGTCGTCCCAGCAAATGTCGCACAGTAGTGTGTGTCGCGGCTTCTCACACTTTCCCTCAACGCGCATCGTGACTTGTACGAAGCCGTCCGGGGCATCCACCGCAATATCCGTCTCGTGCGCCTTGCCGCAGCGGTCGCACACCCACACCATTCTCCGAGCCATTCCGGCCTCCTATGTGTCAGCACGCACCCAGTGCACAAGGCGTTTGGGCGACCAACGCCAATCATCTTGGGGGATTGAGCGGCCATGGGGCAAGCAGTTTTTCGCGGCTTTGTGCCACGCAAGGGCTGCTTGTTCGGCGGCCACAGTAACTTTGACAAACGCGCCGGTCGCCAGCACGTCGTCAGGATTGCCGAGCTGCCACTGGCGGAACTCGTCAAGCAGCTCCCACCGCTTGACGATGCCCTTAGCCAACTTATCGAACTGCGCATCCTCCAAGATGGGGGATGCACGTCGATAATAGAGATAGCTCGACATGACGTAAATACGAGCGCCGAGGTCGGGTGACATAGATCAGCCCCCAGCCTTCGGGTGACGCAGGAGGGAGTAGATCAGCTCTTGCAGCTCTTTGACGCGGTTGGCGTACTTGGCCGTGAGCTTGGTTATCTCCTCCTCGAACTCCATGCGCAGGAACTCAACATCCTCGCGCAACTTGGTGATGCGGGGGTCTTCGGCCAGCTCGCCGTATGCCGACGTGCGGATGCCGACTACCAGCGGGAGGGCGACAGATAGCTCTTTGGCAACCCGCTCATCACTCCAGCCGGCGGCGTAGGTGCGGGTCGTCTCGTTGAAGCGCTCGTCCAGCGCCGCGTAAACCTTGCGGGCGATCTTCGGGTCCGGGGCGGTCTGGAGGGTGGGGGTGGGGATCGAGAGGGTTTTGGTCATTCGGTTTGCTTTCTGACACTCTGGGCAGATGGGGGGTTGCTTGAAGCCGACGTTCCAGCCGCGCTTGCTGAAATGGGTGGCGATCAGTTGTGGTGGTGCGTTGTTTGCTGCACCAACAACGCTCTCGGCATTACACACAGAGCAGTTAACATACCACGCTGCGCGGTCGTTACGTGTGGCGTAGGTAAAGTTGTATTTCGCGGCTTCTAAGTTGAGCCGCTGCTGGACCGACCCGCCATGGCGGGTCTTGAGGCTCACGCCGGGCCTCGTAAGCTAAGGGTGAGTGCGGCGATGGGCAGCGTGAACAACGGCATCTTGGTGGTCTGTTCAGTTTTCTTGGTCATGGGGAATGTCCTGTCATTAGTGTGGGTGGGGCCGGCCACCAAGGGTGGTAAAGCCGGCCCCTAGCTGAGGTTACAGTTCAACGACTTGGGTGGTCGTCCTTGGCCTCAGCTATCTGTGTATCGGGCCTCAACGTGCAGATACACCGGCTGGTGGTGAGTGTATTGCAGGCGGCGGCGGATGTCGATAAATGCCGGGTCACGCGGGTCGAGGTCTCCAGCAACCTCCATGATCCTAAGCACGGCGCGCAGGTCACGGATTTCGCTGACCAACGCCTCACGATTGTTGAGGCCATCGTTGTAACTCATGGCATATCCGTGGCGTATGATCTTGCCAACGGCCTGCACAATCTCACCGGCCTCCTCAAACAGCATCGCCAAGCGCTCTGTCTCGGCGGGTGAGAGCTGGTTAAAGTTGTCCTCGCTCATGTGGGGGTCTCCTCATACCGTGGGCCGTGGGCGGCGCGGGTCTGGTGTTGGTATTTGCCGTCATACGGCCTATCGGTGGGCTTGTCCAGCACCGTGAAGATCAACTGAACGATGGGGTCGCCGCGCTTGATGATGATGGGCATCGGCCCATGGTTCACCAGCTCCAGTGTCAGGTTGCCGATGAAGCCGGGGTCGATGAACGTATTGAACGCCGAGCAAAACAGACGCGCATACGTGGACTTGTCAGCCACCTGCGCCGTGATGTGGTTCGGGATGCGCAGGTCTTCCATCGTGTACGCCAGTGCGGCGGGTGGGGGATTATACCGCAGCGCATACCGCAGGTGGACCATGTCGTCATGCTCGAAATCGTACCCGTTCAGGATATGGTCCGAGATGAGCAGCGCCGGGTTCACACCAAGTATGAGGTCGTGGTCAATGCGCAGGTCATACGATGCGCAGGACAGCCCCGCCGACGTGCCGTTAATCACCAGCTTGTCCGCACTGTAGGGACGGATCATGTCCCCAAGGTCGCAGAACTGGTGGATGGTCTGTGGTGATAGTTGCGACATTCAACCCTCCTTCGGGCACAGGCGTTTGGTTTCATGCTCCGTCATCTTCGTCCCCACCGTTTGCGGTTGTGTGGATATGTTGTATCTCGTTCATGATCTGGCGGTACTGCACCCAGCCGGGGCAGAAGTTGCCGCGCCGATCCTGCCCCACCCAGCCGCGATCAATGCGGTGCACGTCGGCCCTCGCCTGATGCTCGAACGGTGAGGCATGGGTCGGCGTCGCATGGGCCAGACGGTCGAACAGCGCCGTGGCGCGCTCCATGGTCATGCCGAGGCCTTCGACCGTCCTGTACGAGGTCGAGGCGCAGCAGGCGACCGATAGCCTCAGAGCCGCCCCCAGCTCGGTGGTCAGCTCGGTGGTGTGCTGAACCCTGACGTCCGCGAACGGCAGGTGCCACTCGTTGGGGCGCAGCCGCTGCACCACAGCCTCGCCGCGCGCCTTCATGATCGCCTGCGCCAGCAGTTGCATGTGGGGCTCAGCATCGGGATGGTTCCGAAGCTGGATGAAATTGTCCCAGTCCGTCGCCGTCACCACGACCGTAATGTGTGTGAAGGGCTCCAGCAGACGGTTCACGAGCTGCTTGTGATAGCCGGCATCGGCGAAGCCACGGGCAGCTTGCACGGCTCGATCACGAGCGAAGAGCCAAGCATCTTCACGCGTCGCGTCTTCTCCCACCCCAGCGAAATCGACGCTTTGATCGTAGGGGGAGTTGGCCAAAGCCATTTGCAGGTCCGTGACTTCCACGGCCGCATCAAGCTCAGCAGCGGCCTGCATCCCCTTCTGGTTCCCACCCCAGTGAAGAGGGACGGCGGGGTCGTCAATGGCCGACTGGATCAGCCGCTCGACAGGGATAGCGCGCGAGCTGGAGGCGTTGCGGGAGAAGACGCGATGCGTCATGAACTCGGCATGTATCCAGCGCGGATAGCGCAAGAGCAGGGTGTCGATGCGGTTGCGCCCAGTCGGGTCGGCAGCGAGCGAGCTGGCAAGCACGCTCTCAGCGGAAATAGTTGTCATGGGGGATGGCTCCAGAAAGTGAAACAGGCCCGGAACGAAATGCGCCGGGCCTGTAATAGTGCGGTCAGATCAGACGATCACTCGTCGTCTTCGTCACCGGCATCCGCCGTGCCGTTCTTGGCGGCCAGAGCGGCGCGGCGCTTGGCGGCGGCGATGGCCTTGAAGGCAGCTTCGGCAGGGGTGTCGTCGGCAGCGCGCCAGACGCCGATGCCCTGCACCGCGTCTTCGGTCTCGGCGGTCACATCGTCCAGCAGCCACGAGCCGTCTTCCAGCTCGACGGCGAAGGTCAGGCGGGTGATGAAATTGCGACCGAGGGTCTTGCCGGCAGCCGACGCATGGCTCGACAGCGTGTTCTTGTCCTTGTTCGGGACGAAGAAGAAGTCGCTGACGCCCAGATCGACGTAGGGGTATTTGCGCTGAACGGTGGCGGGGTCGCGGGTGGTGGCCGGGATCGGAACGCCACGCTGGATTTTAAAGGTCATCGTATGCACCCTGTAGGGTTGGAGTTAACGCTTGCACCCTAGCACTACGGCAGAGCGTTGTAAAGCCGGGTAGCGCCCGGAAGTTAGTATGGTTGGTTAGGCTTGATGCTGCGCTCGCCGCAGCGTGGGGTGAGGGCTGGCAGGCTCCACAGGACCAAGGCGGCGTTCGGCTATGGACAGCGCTACACACATGGCTTGCGCATAGCCTGCCGCCCGAGCCTCCTCTTGAAGTTGTGTCACGACCGTGCAGATAGCTGACGGGTTGTTGCGGGCGCACAGTAGTAAGTCGGCTGCCCAAGACTTCGGTTCACGCATGGGGGTTAGTCTCCAGACCCCCAGACCCTACCGCATGTTTTGTGCGCCTGCAACATTTCAGGTCTGGGGCTGGATGGAGAGTGTGACGATGTATTTGCCGTCCACGATCAGGTCCACGTCCCTATCGTCCCAGTCCGGCGGAAGCGTGTTCATGATCTCGCGGAGGGACGCACCGACAGTCGGTACGTCGATGGTGCCGGCATCCCCCACAACCCCGAGCCAGCGCGAGCGCTGCGTGCCGGTGTCGAAGCCTTGCGCCTCCATGAACTTGGTGAGGCGTGTCTCGATCCGCCGCGCCCGGTCACGGGTCTCGGTAATCATGTGCTCCGGGGTGATGTTCTCTTCACGGGGCTTGCGAAAACGGTTGGTCATTACTCTTGTCCTTTGTGTGACGTGTATAGCGCTTCACGGGCATTACCGTAAAGCACACGGTCGATTGTGGTTTGGGCGTCCATACGCCCAAGATAGTGCCGTGTCGCGCGTGGGTGCGCTGGTGCCTCGATTGATACAATCTCACCCACATGCAGCGAGCGCAGGATGTCGTCTTGCCAAGTTGGTGCGTCGCCGAGCGGGGGGAGCACAACCCAGTCACCAAACTTGGGACAGTCATCCTCTGGCACCAAGTATGAGACTAGAACGTCGCCGAGCGGTCTGGGTGCTAGGGTACGGAGCGCCCTTGTCTGGGATTTCCTGCGTCCGTCAGGGATACGGACAGCCACACTCCTCAGTCCTGCCGGCATCACACACCCCCGAACGAACGCATGAAGCCCTTCATGGTCTCCATGATGTCCGCAGCCTCGGCGACCACGCCGTCGCGCATATCCTTATCCTTGCGCAGTTCCTTCGGTGTGCAGGAGCTGACCAGCGCGCGCAGTTCCTTGTAGATGCGCGTCATGTTGGTGTCGCCGGTCAGGTTCAGGCCGGGCAGGATTTCCACCAGCTCCTGCAAGTTGGTGATGGTGGTGTTACGGAACACCGCCGTCTCGTCGCCGAGCTTCGTAACGAAGTGGGTCAAGGTTTGGGACAGTCTGTCCCAAACGTCCGCCATCGCACGACCGAGACGTGCGTTCATCGCCGCGTCCATCGACGCCTGAATTTCAGCCACGGCGGCGTCGTCCAGCGTCACGCGGAAGTCGCTGGCCTCCGTCACCGCGTCGATGGACAGGTTGACATAGAACTTGCCGCGCAGCTCCTCCGCGTTGGGATAGTCGTTCTCATCGAACAGCGTCCCCATACGGAACTCAGCGCGCGCGCGAGCCTCGGGGTAGGTGCGGGTCAAGAAGACTTCCACCGCGTCGGTGAACTCGCCGACCAGCACTTCATGCTGGGTCATGAAGCTGGCGTACATCTTGCGCGTCAGCACGCGGTCGCCGTTGTCCTTCCATGGCAACGTCTTGTTGTAGAGGTGCGCGCGGATCAGCCCGTAGGTCGTGGTGACAGTCTTCAACGCTTCACGCGGGATGAGGTGCTTGTTGACACGCGCGGCGTCGTCGTTCGCGCCAGCGTTATCGGTGACCTGCTTGGAGGCCAGCTTGTCGAGGCGATAGCCCTGCCAAGCGCCCATCGAAAGGTTCACAATCATGCAGTTGGTCGAGATAGACATGGTACACTCCTACTGGTTACGTGGTTTGTTGCGGTTCTTGAAGCGACGCATCTTGAGCTTTTGTTCCCACGCGTCACGGTCGTAGATTGTGGATGGTTTGCCATAGAGCATGTCAAGCGTTTGACGCCTGCTATCTGACATATCAACGCTCAACTTGTCAAGCATGTCCTGCAACGTATTGAACGTCGCCTCAGCCGGAGGTTGGGAACGCCCAACCTCAAGCAGCAGCTTCATAAGGGCGCACTCGAACGTCTTAACGCCGAGCAGCATACGCATGAGTGGGTTGATGCGGCGCTTGGCCGCATCCCTCTCCTCCTCGCTAAGCGTTTGACCTATACATGCTCCTCCGTCTCCTGATCTGTATCCACTGTGTATCACTGTTGATGTACGGAAGCTCCGTCGAAGTAACTACGTTCTCCAGTGTGTAGATCGCCAGCCGCGCATTGCGGAGCAGCTCGTTCAAGGCCCACTCCTGTTTTGACATGGGTGTGACCTGTACCCACCCGGTCACACCCATGGGTAGGAGGTGTCGTAGCTCATACTCAGAGATTGGCGCGTACCACTTTTTGGTCTCATCCTCATCCTCCTCCTCCTGCATCGCGGCCTTAGCGCGGATGAAGCTTGCGAACCCGACGTAGTCGTACTTGACCAACGCGACACGAGCCATCGCAGCGTCCACGCGCGGAGAATAGATCGGTGTAGTGTCATTTGGGTCCACCACCCACACGCCGTCACTCACCATCGTTAGGGTGCATCTGGTCCCGCGCAGCATGTGCCCCTGCATCAGCGTCGGTTCCCACAACCACCCCCCCATGCCGTAGCCATACTTCTCGGTGCGAGTCCAGACGACGTAGTCGTAGTCTCTGCACGAGAACCTCACACCCGTGGGTGAGAGCTGAGCTTGGAACGACCGGCTGGAGTTGCTGGGGTACAAGTCCAGTGTGAGCCTGCCGTCTTTATGGTACGTCACCATGTCAGTGCTGTAAAGGCGGTAGATGATCTCACCATCCGCCCCCTGCCGCACTGACATGTGCTTCTTGCGCCGCCCACTCAGAGACGACGTGAGCGGGCGAAAGCCGTCGTCCCAAGTCTTGAGGACCGGCATAGCGTTGTAGTGCTCCAACGCGGCACTGTAGTCTTCAACAGACCTACACTCAATCTTGCATCCGAATGACATGTCTCACTCCTGTTAATGTGCGCAGCTCAAAGCTGCATTGCATGATGGTCGCAGCTACGGCAACATCGAAGTCGTCGTAGGTCTTGAGCGTATGTTCGTCCAGTGTCCAGCGTACATGCGGCGGCAGGTGATTTCTGCTACCGAACTGTAACGTCACTGCACGGTTGAAGTCCACAACATACACCGGGCTGGGGTCTTTCCCCAACCTCACGGGTATGAAGAGGCCGTATCGCCCATCCGGCGGAACCGTACTCGCCCAGTACGCGAACGTCGAGGAGCTATACGGCTCCACATGAATAAACTCGCCATACACGGTGACGAAGCCAAAGGGCCAGATGCGATCTGTCTCGTCCATACCAACCTCACACAGTTACATGGATCGTGCGCCCAACGGGTGCCACCACCTCCGTCGTACACAGGACGATGAGGGGGTATGGTGGCTCCTCCTCCGGCCAAGGCGTATATCCATCGGTGATGAGCACGCACACGATGGGGTTGAACTGCTCAGAGTGCTTGAGCGGCAGGCGCATGTCAGTCCCGCCCCCGCCCTTGGGGTGCAGCTCCAGATTGTCGCCGGCTTCAAACACCTCCTCCAACGCACACTCCACAGCATCGGCCCAGATGATGCGGATGCGTTCGGGCTTCAACACGTCGATGATGTAGCCCAGCTCGGCAGCGACACGCGCGAACGTGTCGCCACCAATCGAGCCGGACGTGTCGCCGATCACATGCAGCTCGCCCATGCACTCACTATGTCGTGAGGGCAGGATGGTCTTGAACCGCCGATTGCGGCGGGACCAGCTTTCGTTGTCCTGCGAAATCTCCAGCATGTATTCCCGCAGCACCTCCTCCCACGCGATCTGCGGCTGGAGGATGCCGTTGACCATGCGTTCCAGATCGGCAGAGAACTGGCCAGCAAGCCGGGCCTGCGTGGCGGCCACGGCCACACGGCCATTGATGGTGCGCTCAATTTCAGCCCGCTCAGCGTCCGTCGCAGGCTGGGGAATGAGGTCTCGACCGAGGCCGTCCTCGTTGTTTTTGTGCTGTCCGGGGTTTTCGGCCTCCTCCTGCCTCAAGATGTCGTAGATGACCTCAGCAGTCATCCCTGCGAAGCGGGGGTCAATGAGGCACCGATCCCATAGTTTGATGCCGGCCTTACGGAGCTGCCAGTTGATCGCGTAGTCGCCGGCTTTGTTCCACAGTTCATGGTCTCGCGAGCCCTGCCGCAGGCCGTGCTTGAGGATGATATGGAACAGCTCATGCAGCAGGACGAAGATCACTACGTCGGTGCTCAGCTCGTTGATGAACTCCGGGTTGATGTATATCTTCTTCATGTCCGTCGCGGCACGCGGTACAGTCTGCGTCATCTCAAGAGGCGTCGAGAGGATGAGGTTCGCGAAGAACGCATTACGGAATATGATCTTGGATCGTGCGAGCTGCACCGCTGTCAGTGTGACACGCTCGACTTGCTTGGCAACAGCCATGTGGGTTACTCCTGTTGGTTAGTGTTTGGGACCACGTATGACCGGCTGCGCCGGTCATTCTGGTTTGGGACAGTATGTCCCAAACAATCATGTCCCAAACCATTAGTGGTTAGGCGTACATCAAGCCTTGAAGACGCCGTCCCAAGCGAGGGCAAATGCCCGCGCCTCGAACTCTTGGTCGTGCGGAAACCTGTAGGTGCACCGCATTACACGCACGTCATCCACGGACGTTAGTGGCACCCCATACTTGTCACACCACACAAGAACGTACCATTTCCCGTCGCCCGGACGACGGCGCGAGTTCGGTTTAAGGTATTCAGGCAGACCACGGGGGCTGGGCATTGTTACCTCCTGAACGTATCCCGGTAGAGCTTGGAGTAATCCATGAACGCCGGGGTGGCGTAGAGGGCCTCGTCTCGCTTGGTGGCGAACTGCCACGCAAGTGCCACGAACTCCGGGTCCATACGCTTGATATACGTGTGGATGGTCGTAGCGTTGGTCACAGTCATGTCGCCGGCCAGCGCCATGGTGACGGCGTAACGCATCGCCAGCTCCTCGTCTTTTGGGACCGGCGCAGTAGTCGGGTCTTTCATGATGCGAGGGATATAGTCCTTGAGCGTGGCCCACACATCCGCGAACGCATAGGCTTCGGCAGCCGGGCCATCGCCGATAGCGCCAGCCATTGCCGCCTGCTTCACCGCATCCGGCGCGTTCGCTTTCCAGAACTTCCACGCTTTCTCAGCGGTGCGCGGCGTGCTGACTGTCTTGATCGTGGGCTTCGACGGATCGAAGGTGTTCAACAGCTCCTTGCGAAACTGATAGAACGCCAATGCGATGGGCGGCAGCACGCCTTTCTGCTGCTGATAGTGGCACCAATCATCGACGGATACCACGACCTCGGCATGAACAAAGCGGTTGGCCAGCGGCAGGGGCTGCTTGTTGGTCACGCCCCTGTCGATCTCGCGGTTACCCGCCGCCACGATGCGCACGTTCTTGCGCAGACGATGCTCGCCAACACGACGGTCGTTCACGAGCTGGTATGCGACCGCAGCCGTGGCCGCCGACGCCGCGTTAATCTCATCGAGGAATAACCAGATGATCCCCTTATTGGAGAACGCCGGGTTACCGATGAACGGCAGCGTGGCCGGTGCGTACCATGTGGTCAGGCTGGTCACTTCGTCCACGCCGGGGAAGCCGCGAAGGTCCACACTGTCGTACTGCGATAGGCGCACGTCAACGAGCACGGTGTCCTCCGTTTCGTCGGCGAGCTGCGCCATCAGCTCCGACTTGCCGACGCCGAATTGGCCCCAGAGCATGACGGGCTCGTTCTGTTCCAGAGCGACAAAACGAATAAAGGCTTTGGTTTCGGGGATCGTGAGGCTGTGCATAATGTATTACTCCTGTTAAAGTGTGCGGCCCACATGTGTGGGCCATGTGAGAGGATAGTTACTATGGTTGACGAACCGAATGTCGAAGTCGATGCGGCCGTGATCGAAATTACCATCCGGGTCGCTGGCGTCAATGGGCACCAGCCGCTGACGCCGCAGAACGCCGCCGCCGTGGGCGTTGACCCTGCGGCGGCTCAGCCGGGCAGCGCCTCGGCCAGCGACCAGACCACGGCCGCCGTGGGCGTTGACCCTGCGGCGGCTCAGCCGGGCAGCGCCTCGGCCAGCGACCAGACCACGGCCACCACGACCGTCCAGCCCAGCGCCGGCCAGAACGCCGCCCAGAACCCCGCCCAGAACCCCGCCCAGAACCCGGCGGTGTAGAGGTGCAAGTCTTGACGGCTGACCTGATGGTGTGCGCCGTCAAGACTGCGCTTGCTATTGCCGAAAAAGCCCTCAACGGTGTTCGTCGTCACGTTTCGGCCAGAACGATAGTCGTAATAGCCATACTCATCGGCAGAATGGTTCACCGTCGAGTGTGATGCAAAATCCTTGCCCGCCTTGGTGTAGAGCGGGGACTCGTCGGTATTGAGGTGAGCCTCCTCCGACACATGATGCTTTAAAAGTGTGCTGATGGTTTTCCCGTTGACGCGCTCGGCAACCGTAGACCGCACATCACCGCCACGTTGTACCAGAGACACCACAGCAATCTTGTTGCCGGTATAGCCACGCCCCTTACCCTTTGCCTTTCCGCCGATATAGGTTTCGTCGGCCTCGACCTCACCAGTCAGCAACCCGGCAGGATTCGCATCCTTGAGGGCGAACCGGATGCGGTGACAGAGAAAGAGCGCCGTGCGGTAGGAGCCAAGCTCAAGCTGGCGCTGCAACTGGAGCGCCGAAACCTGCGTCTTGCTGGCACACATCATATAGAACGCGATCAGCCACTTATTCAGCGGGATTTTCGACGCCTCCATGACGGTGCCGACGGTTACGGTGAAGGTGTCAGTGCATTCGCCACATTTGTAGAGGCCGGGCCGCGTGCCCGTCTTGGCGTTTGCGGAGCGCGCGTAAATTTTCTCGCAGCTGCCGCAGTGCGGGCAGACCGGGCCATTCGGCCAGCGCACACGCTCGAAATAGGCGCGCGCGGCCTCCTCGGTGGAGAACCGACGCATGATTTCCATAAGGGTTAGATCAGGATAGATCATTGTCTTACTCTCTTTAGTTGGGTCATGAATGTTTGGGACATTCTGGTTTGGGACACGAAAGTTTGGGACATGGTGTCCCAAGGTCTTACGCGGTGGCCGCGCATCGTGTCGAGACCACGTTGCAAGTCATGGAGAAGTCTCTTGAGTATGCTGTACCATACCACACCCTAGGGGTGATGTCAAGTCATACCCCCCTCCCACGCTCAGCCATTGCGCGTAATATAGGACCGTCAGGCATAGCGAAGCCCGCACTCGCTAAACAAGCGAGACACTCATGCAGTGAGGCGTCCCGCATCATCAGCGTAGAGACACCGAGTGTACGTGCTAAATGCCAGTGAGGCGCTTTATAGGCCAGACGCAACACAACGATTGCATGTTGTGTCCGATTACCCGCACGCGTTGTCTCGCAACACTCAAATACGGTGATAGCCTCACCGGTGTGCGAACTACCGCACGCCCTCCAAAACTCTACGGTCTCAAAGACTTCCTTGGCCATCGCTTTCTCCTTTGTCACGTTCTCTTTTGTCACGTTCGCCAAACGCCCTTGGGCGTTATGGCTCGGTGATGTTCGGTGATGTTTGGGACCACGTATGGCCGGCTGCGTCGGTCATTCTGGTTTGGGACAGCATGTCCCGAACAATCATGTCCCAAAGATCGCGGCGTAGTAGTTACTTTCTATTTCCAGCGCGGTCATCGGTTGCGCTCGCGGTCAGCCTCAGACGCAGTGCGCGCACGCCGCACACGTTCCCGCCGTGTCAGTTCGGGGTGGTTATTGTTCAGGCTTGCGCAGACCGTAGGCGCGGTCAACGCTATCGACATGAGAGAGCGTACATTCGTGAGGGCGCGCAAGTCTCCCAACTCCAGCATGTAAGTCATCATCCAAGCTCCCAATTGCAAGTGCTATCGTCTCAAAGCTCATCGCTCTCTTTGATCACGTTCTCTTTTGTCACGTTCGCCAAACGCCCTTGGGCGTTATGGCTCGGTGATGTTCGGTGATGTTCGGTGATGTTCGGTGATGTTCGGGACACCATGTCCCAAAGGTTAGCCAAACAGCCGCGCGAGGATCGAGGCGATGACCCCACGCTTGGGCTGCGCGTGCGCCCCACCCATCTCGCCATAGCCGGCCTTGAAGTTCTTGGCGGGGTGGGCGATGAAGTGATCTTGGATAGTGGGCGCGCGTGAGGGTGATACACCCTGCGCACCATAGGTGGTGAGGCCAAGCAACGAGGCGTTGGAGGCCTCGTTAAAGAACACGTCGGCCACGACAGCCTTCTCTTTTTCATCCACGCCGGGGAAGCCGCACGTGTCATCGAGGGGCTGGTCATGGTTACGGTCATGGTTACGGTCAAGAAACTGAGCGTAGATGGCCTTGGAAATCGCCATCATGGCCTGCTCGTGCTCAGCGTAGGCACGCTCGTGCCGCGCCAGCCGGGTCTGGAGGTCAGCCGCCGAGCCGGCAGGTAGGGAGACCCCATAGGCAGGCAGGGAGGGCTGGAGGGGCTCGCCCTCGTCAAACAGGAGCCAGTCCGCTCCGAGGCTCACGGCCAGCGCGATGCAGGCGTTCAGGTCGTGCTGGAGTAACTGCGATCCCTCATGGACGACCGCCACCATCCAGCCAGTTTCACCGTGCTGGTAGGTCTGCGGAACCGTCACGTCGTTGCAGTCCAGCGCCAGTTTGGTGAGCGGGGTCAGGTGGCGAGTGGATAGGGCGAGGATGCTCTCAAGGGGTGCGTTGGTCATGTTTATTCTCTCTTTTGTCACGTTCTCTTTTGTCACGTTCTCTTTTGTCACGTTCGCCAAACGCCCTTGGGCGTTATGGCTCGGTGATGTTCGGTGATGTTCGGTGATGTTCGGTGATGTTCGGTGATGTTCTCTTTTGTCACGTTCGCCAAACGCCCTTGGGCGTTATGGCTCGGTGACGCGCGCAAGAGCGCAGGCCTGAGGCCGAGCACGAGCAAGCCACGAGGATGGGGCGCAGTAGTTATGGGCAGATTATATCGTCGTCGTCATCGTCAGCGTGGATAACCACACCCGAGAACTTCAAGGCTTTGGTTTGGGACGCCTTGTCCCAAAGCTCGAAGCGGGTCCAGCCGCCACCAGCCCCAAGGGCGGGCTCATGGCGTGGCCGCCAGAAGGCAGTGCCGAGGCCGTACTCGGTGTCGGTCTCCAGCAGGCGCAGCACATGGTCCTCGGGCTGCTCACCCATGTCGGCAAGGAAGTCTTTGAACTTGTGCCAACGTGGGTGCAGGTAACGCGGCGGGTTAAAGCGCCGGCTCTCGTCCGCGCCCATACACCGCATCTTGATGAATGTGTATGTGCGGTAAGTCTTGGTCTGGTTCTCGCCAGCGTGGCCGTGGCTCACGTTGCCATGCAGTGTCATGTCCATGTCAGCCGGCGTGAGTGCAGGTCGCGCTCTGCTTGCCTCAAGGCGGCGCTGCGCAGCGTGCAACACCGGAGGCTCATGTGTTACTGGCTCAACCAATGGCTGGAGCTTGCGACCGAAGGACGTGGCGCTATGCTCTTTGATCTGGTCAATCTTCACTCTGGAAGTTTCCAGCGCTGTTGTCCTTGCTTCACGTATTATGCGTTGGGCAGTTTCGCGCTGCTCTCGCTTTGCCTCATGGCGCGCAGCGATCTTGGCCGCGCCCTCGGGCGTATAGACACGCGTCTTGTATGTCTTGCGTTTGGGTGGGTGACGTTTGGCGAACGTCCCGTCAGGCTGCTTGACCCAGATCGTCTCGGACATGATGTTCGCTCTCTCTCTCTTGTCACGTTCGCCAAACGCCCTTGGGCGTTATGGCTCGGTGATGTTCGGGACACCATGTCCCAAAGGTTAGCCGAACGCCCTTGGGCGTTATGGCTCGGTGATGTTCGGTGATGTTCGCTCTTTTGTCACGTTCGCCAAACGCCCTTGGGCGTTATGGCTCGGTGATGTTCGGGACACGATTGTTCGGGACATGCTGTCCCAAACCAGAATGGCCGGCAGCGCCGGCCATACGTGGTCCCAAAGGTTAGCCGAACGCCCTTGGGCGTTATGGCTCGGTGATGCGCGCAAGAGCGCAGGCCTGAGGCCGAGCACGAGCAAGCCACGAGGATGTGGGGACAGACCCCGACTTACCTATGTACTATACACCACCCCCAAGGCGTTGTCAAGGGGGTCACCCTCGTGGCTTGCGCGTGTCACTTACAGCCGGCGTCGTGGTGTGTGATTGGAAAAACCGTCGTGGTGTTTGTGTTTTGAAAATGTCCTCGCTACATAAGGACTTAGACGTGCTCGTGATGGTTATGGTCGAGTGCTGTTTTATGTAGATGCGCACCCCCAAGTGGTTGCAATCACACACTAATTTTTTTACGAATTTACACTTGTGGTTACATATGGATTCGCAATGGTCGGGTCGCGGATTTCTGTAAGTGATTGAATTGATTTGGTTTATTCGGTTTATGGCAGAAATGTCCTCACTTTCAAGTATACACCCCCCTATAGGGCTTTTTTATGCGGGTCACACACACACCACGACGTTAATTCTTTGTATCGTCCACGACGTTAATTCTTTGTATCGTCCACGACGTTAATTCTTTGTATCGTCCACGACGTTAATTCTTTGTATCGTCCACGACGTTAATTCTTTGTATCGTCCACGACGTTAATTCTTTGGGACACGGTGGTCCAAACACGTATTACGAGCGTGGTGTGTGTTGATGGTTACGTTACCAGCAGCTTCTCACGTGGAAAAAAAAGCTGAATTACCCGACCAAAAGTGGATTTTTTGCCAAAAACGCGTTGCCCCAGGTGGTTAAACAGCACGAACAACAAAATTTTGTATATCTCTCTCTCCCTAAAAGACTGATATATATATATATAACAACTAATACGAACAGGATTTTTTGTTTTCCCCCAAAAACACTGGGGAAACCGCCTACATAGATAACCTGAAGTTTTGGTCGTGTTTTGTGTTTTTTATGTCCTTTTGGGGGGTCAAAAAACACGTTTTGGCGGCGTTACATAGGTAATTAAAATATCGCGCGTCGTGGACGTTGTGAAATCAAACACCACGACAGTTTTTCCAATCACGTATTACGACGCCGGCTGTAAGTGACTTAGCGCGGCTCGTCGTGGTGTGTGTATCCACCACGACAGTTTTTCCAATCACGTATTACGACGCCGGCTGTA